ACCGTCTGGAACACCGTCTTGGTCCTGACATTCACATATACAAACATCTGCATCAGTGACTAGTATGTCAGACTCTCCTGTATCATCTGCCATATTAGACATTATTACATGCATATCTGGGTCTTGCTGCTTAAGTAGTTCTATTAGTTCAGATATTTTCATTTTACTGCATTTTGTGTGAAATTAAATACCCATTTATTAAAGAATCTAACTCATGTAATTTAGATTCTTTTTCTGACATTCTAATTTTGTGTTCATTACAGCATTTATCGCATTCAGAATTAACAGGTAGTCTCATATTATCTTTTAATTCTTTCATATCACTAATTGTACTGTATCTATACTCGTACAATAAATCTAAGAAATGTTTTTTCATTTTTTACCGTCTATTATTTCCTGTTTAAAATTAACTATCAAAGATATACATGTATCAGATGATTCCTTGAACCCTTTATTGTAACCGTAATTATAAGATTCTATGATTTGCTTTTCTCTATTAGATTTATTAACCATAGTTATGGTAATACTAATGAAAGAAGTTATAAACGATAATATCATGAGTGTTTTATACATTATCTTGATCTTGTTTTGCTGATCAAATATTGATTAGTAGGATATGGATCAAGTGTATCTGTATCTACCCAGAATCCATTTGCTGTTCCTCCAACATAAAAAGACTTTTCATCTACTTTAGTTACTTCAAATGTTGATTTAATACCACTTTCACTTTCAATTAAAACTTTATCTCCTAACATTACTGTTGTAAATATTTTCAATACGAAGTAAAATTTACCTTCTTCAGCTCCCCATTCAGGATTTCCAGTATTTATATTAATACAATATATTGAACCATGGATACTAGGTCTATTTTTTTGATATCCCAGGTAAAAGGTAAAATTACCTTTTTTCTTAAATGTAAATTTACCAGTATCAATATTTTCAATTATGTATTGATAGAAATTCTTTCCAGTTACACCAGAAGGATATGAAGATTGCTTTCTTTTCCACCATGAAGAAGTTCTATGTTCTCCACCTACTAATAAAAATTTAGAACAGTAGTAAGGTTTTATTTCTCTGTACTCTTCTCTTTTTCCATCATAAGCTATCTTATCAAACCAAACTTTTTTAAGTACTAGTTTAACAGAATCTTCTGATTTCGTAATATTATTTGCCATAATCGTAATATTTCTATTATTGAGTGCTACATTTTGACTCTAAAGTGTACCAAACAGTATCTCTATTGATGATACATAATCTAGTTACAGTAGAATCATTACCAACTTGATTTTCTAATATTGCTTGTGCTGTATCTAATGCCTCACAATATCCATGATGATATCCTTTTTCATATCCATCATTGTATTTGGTATCTATTACTTTTCTTTGAGCACATAAAATAAATATTAATAAACATATTACTACTGCGATAATGCTATTTTTCATTGAAATAAGGTTTAAATGATTTTAAAGGATAAAACACAAAACTATTCCTATACCCGGAATCATCAGAAGTAGTTATTGGTGTTACTCCATGTATATTTTTCCATGCTGGATACACTAGCATAGAATTGTCACAACTATCAATGGTTATACCATAATCTGGAATATGTAAATTACCACCTTTTGATCTATACTTCTTTGTTATTATTACATTGACACAACCTTTAAGATTAGCATCATCCCTATGGAAAGGAGCAGAAATATTAAAATTAGATATACTTGAAGTAAACAAATTACCAAACCTGAATCTTTCTGGAACATTTTCTAAAATTAGATTCTTCTGAATATCGTATTGATCTGGTAGAATTTCTTTCACTATTTTTTCTGATTCTTTGCAAGCTATTAGCATTGATTTTATAAATACTCTAGCAGATAATACAGAATGAACACTTGATCTACTTGGATAATCTCTTTGTACTACTCTATTTGGAGGTATAGAACCTATTATTGTAGAGTATTGTGAACATCCATTGCCTAGTTTTGAAAGATTTTTAGGTGATATTTTTGACTTATTAGCTTTTTTAACAAGTTGAGAACGGTCCATTTGAACTTTAGGAACATTTTTGCTTCTAAATTCACTATTAGCAACATTAATTATCTCTTTTAACTTGCCATTAATAGATTTAATGAAAAACCCTATTGGTTTACCATCTTCAAAAAAAACACAATCTTCAGTAATGTTAGGTATGTAATCCTCACATATTTGACCTACTTTAATATCATGCTCTGTTTTGACAAGATCAACCCTATTCATCATCTATTTTCTTTTTTTCTGCTTCTAGCAATTTTATCAATAATCCACCTATGTAAACATTCTTCTTTCTGAAATAAGAAACTAATTGCCTCGCTGGCTCATAATCACTTGCTTCAAAGTCTAATTGAATAGCCTTTCTGACATTTACTTCCATGTCATCAATCTCTTCCTCTAAATCCTCATCATCAAGAACAGTGTAATCAACCTCTTCTGGCATATCAAACTCAAAAGATTCAAAACCCCAATCAACTAATTCATCTACTTCAAAGTATTCTTCTAAAAGATCAAAATCAAACTCACCATTATTCTTATTCAACCTAATATTAAGCTCTCTTTCTTTATCTTCATCTAAATCTAATTCAATGCATGGAACTTCAGATATCCCTAACTTTTCAGCAACTTTCACTTTTTGATGACCACCAATTATTATATCAGTCCTATTTTCATTTATGTTTACTACAACAGGTTGTACAAATCCAAATCTATTAATAGATTCTTTTAAGTCTTCTTCGTTTTTATCACTCAATTTTCTAGGATTATATTCACTAGGATTAAGTTCAGATATTAACCTATAAACTATTTTACTTTGGTCCATGATACTTTTTCATTTATTTGACTAACACTAGGAAGAACATAGAAGTTAATTCCTTGATTATTCTTTTTACAGGAAAGTTCCTTTGCTTTCTCTATAGCTTTTAATTCATCAATATAAGCAACCTCATCTAATTTATTTAGGTGGCCTTTTATTTCTACAAATATGTAATAACTAAACTTATAGGCTGAATTTCTCTTATGTGCGAAATACATACCAAAGATTATTATAAGAGTAAAACATATTATTAAAACATTAACTAACATACTAAAAAGGTCCAATTTCCTCCCTTATCTTCTGTTTAGTATCATTACTGAAAGTATCTTGCAATAAAACCCAATCACAGTATTTTACGTTTTCAGATACAGGTTTACCTTTGAATTTCCCAAAATTAAAACAAACTATTCCATCTTCATTTTTAGTAAGTTTACCGTCTAAATCAACAAATAACGGGTCATTATAACCACAACATTCACCTAATGAGTCATAGTTTTGAATCACACTAAAATTATCCATTAAATTAACCATTAATTCGATTGTCATTTGAACATCATTTGATGAATCATGCGCTCCTACAGGTTCTTTACCAGTTAATATCTTATACATATTAGTAAGTGAATGTTTATAAAAATTCTTTACCATTTTATAAACATCAATTCTTGCACAAGGAGAAATATCATAATCACATGACATCATATGATTGGTTAAAATCCTCTCGTCAAAGAAATCACTATTATAACCACACCAAACACTACCAACCATTAAATGGAAAATTTCAGTAGCCTTTTGTTTAAATGATGGTTTATCAGATAAAAATTCCTTAGTCAATCCATGGGTTTTAATTGCTTCTTTTGATATTTCACATGATGGGTTAAAATACCAATTATGTTTTGTTGATTTACCTTGATGTATTCTAAGTATCGATAGTTGAACTATTTGATCCTTATTTTGGTCTAAACCAGTAGTTTCTACATCGTAAACTACCAGGGGTCTATCTTTTGTAAGTTTATTTAACATGAGCGCCTATTTGTTATAAATATAATATTTAATTACTTAATTAACAAGTTAATTCAATATCCTTAGAATTTTATTAGTTGATGGTTTAAACCCTACTAGTCTCTGGTTTTTGTACAAAAACCAGAATTCACCGCCCTGACAAGGACGGCAAATTATCAAAGGTAGTATTAATGAATTGAAAGATATTTTATCATCACCAGAAATTAACCCTAGCTTAACTAACCTATCAAAGCATTCTTTTTCTATCTGCTTGGTGAATTCTTCACTAATCATTGGTAAGGAATCTTAACATCTCTACGACTGATATTTCATCTTGGTTAGTCATTTTTATCACCCATCTTAAATATGTGTAAATTTTATTCTTTGGAATCGAATTTAACATAGATTGATATTCCTCAAACATCCCCAAACTATAAGATTTATATAATTCCTGGTACTCTTCCTCTTCGGGAGAAATTTCAGAAGGGTCTATTTCTTGTGGCTTAACTTCTACTTTAGTTACTGGCTTGGCGTCTTCCTTTTTAATTGATTCAAGTTCATCTATTTTTGCTTGCATTAATTTCTCCTTTACAAGCATTAATTTACCCGAAATTTCAGCCTTTCTATTCATTGCATATGAATATACTTCTGGGCCTAATTCAAATTCATCAGGAGAGTATTTTGACAACTCTTCTTTTATAAAATTACAATCATCTATTGATTTTATAGAATTAAATTCTTCAATTATTGGGTCCAAAATGGAATTGACAGCTGACCTTTTATTTTCTATTTCCTTCTGGATTCTTATCAACTCCTCTTTTTCATATGCAAGTATTTTTTCTTTTATCCTGTCTTCAACCTTAAAAACCATGGATTGCAAACCATCACTATGTGATTTTATCTTTTTTATAGCCTGTTGTACAGGAGTAACTATTTCTTTTCTCTTTTTCTCGATGGAAGTCCTTACTTTGACTAATTTATTTTTCTGTTTTTTTGCAAATTCCAATTCTTCTTTAGAAGATATTTCTTTATCACCCCACTCTTCAAATATATTTTGAAGATCATTGTAGTCAATACCTTCTTGAAGTGATACCAACGGATTGTTTAAGTCCTGAGTTATGTTTTCTTCTGTAGTTTCATCTACTAATTTAATCTGTGTACTCATTTATATTTGAATTTAAAATTAATGCTTTTAATGTTATTTCTGCTTTATGCTGTATTTCTGTAATTATTTGTGAACATGCGTGATCATATAATTGTGATTGCATAACCTCTTCTTTATTTAAAAAAGAACAATCAGAATAATTCACTTCATGTTTCATACCTATATAAGTACCAGTTACTATAATGCTGCACCAGCTCCAGACACCATTACCAACTGAAGTACCAATGTTGTTTTTTTCAGAATATTCTTCAAAAGATGTTGAATTTGGCATCCACTGAATCGTTATAGTCAAATCCTCAAGTGTTAACTTCTTATGTGATATCCTAGATAATAATTCTTCCTTATTCATTAGTATTGATTCAACATGTTATAATATTGATTTTCTAATTCCATCCAATGATCATCATCAACTTCATTAGGTTGTGGAATGTTTATATTTAGGAATTCAGCACTCCACCTTCTTATAGCGACAGTATATTCTACAAATTCTTTTGTATCTAATTTAGTTGTGCTTTTAGGTATCATAGATATTGTCTGATCAGGTAGTATCTTTTTTTCATAATTAAATTTCCCAGACATTAATTGATGAGTAGTATTTTCATCTTCCCCAATTTCTATAGAAACCATTTTTATAACTACTCCCCAATAGTATTTATTCTGGCTTAAACTTCTCTTTTGTTTAATAATTACAAATCCTTCACCTTTACATCTTGGACATTTTTTTGTTCTATACTTTTTATCTGATGCTTTATTACTTGCCATGGTGTGTTTCTATTTTTTTTGCTAAGCCATCGTTAATCAACCCATGAAAATCAAACCCATATTCATATAAACTGGATATTATTTCGCTTATATTTTCTAAATCTAGATAACTACCAACAAAATCTTCTCCTGAAATAAACAATACTATCCTGTTAGTGCTAATAGAAAACTCTAATTCATTTTCGCCAAAAGGAATAGTTAAAACATTATTCCAACCATCATCTACTTGAAAAGTAGCTGATTCCAATAATTCATCCTCCTTGGATGTAAAAAACATACAAGAATAACATTCTTCCGGAATAAGTTTAAAAAGTTCTTTAATATAACTAGTTAAAACTCCGTGTTCATTTACAAATGATTCATTCAATGAATCTAATGGTTTTAATAATGGCTTAAACCTACTATGATGAACATTACCACTTTTTTTAAAAAAGTAACTGTTAGTACCTTTATTGTTCACATAACCAATAACAATATCTTTCACACCAACATCTAATATTGCCGGTAATCCATATGGTAAGTAACCAATAATTTTTTGATGTATATTCATATATTCTTAAGTTCTAGTTTGGTTTCTTCTTGTAAATGTTCTTTAACTTGTTCAGGACAATTACCTCTAAATTCCTCATATTCTTGCTGGAGTTTTTGTCTTGATCTTCTTATTGTTTCTGCCTTAGTAAACCTACCATCAGCATATAATTGTAAAAAATCAGATGCTGGCATAGAAGAAGGATGGTAACCCATCTTACAAGATTCTTTCCACCATACAGTTGCAATTAACTTTTCGTCACTATCTCTTAAATGAGGTTTCTCTTTTAATAACTCAGCAATTATTTTAGATACTGCTTTTAATTTCATACGTATTGCTTTAAGTCAATTTGATTTTCAACAATAGATTTCCAATTTGTATAATTTTTATCAAAAGACATTACATCATCCATTCTATCCATGGATTCAGTAACATCATTATTTAAATCATTACATATTGAATTTATGTTGAAATATTCATGGCAAGGATTGCCTGGGTCACCATTTGACAAAAACCTTGATTCAGGCTCATATTCGTATTCAAAAAATACTGTAAAACTCCTATCGCAAATAACTACTTCAGTAAACAACATATTATTTCTATTTGTTGTTACAATTATAATCATTTGTTATTAAAATAACAAGAATAACTGATGTTTTTACATATTATAATTATCAGCTTTCTTTTTTATCTTTCTTTTTACCATCAAAAATATTTCAGTTGGAGCATAACCAACTACTCCACTAAAGCCAATGTTCCAATGAATATCTAGATCAATAGTTATTTTCAAAATCCATATTGAAAATTCTGGTAAAACTACTAGTAATGATAAAGCTGTAAAAAAGCTTAGTAAGTATCTAAACCAATTCTTAGACCAAAACATAGATATTTTCCACTTATTATTATCAGCATCAATTTTTTCCATGCTAAAATAAATATCAAACATACCTCTGAGGAAGAAGAATATAGCAGCTACTATAAAATCCCATCCGTCTATGTGACTCATTATTATCTTCATTTTAAAACTCTTTTAGTAGACAGTAAGTTATTTTGTTATCATAAGGTATTCTATGTATCATCTGCCAATATTTATCAAGATCATTTGAAACTTGACACGCAGTACTCCAACCATTTATCAACCATGATACAATTCCTTTTTTAGTAACGTAAGAGTTACAATGAAAGTTTGCAGAAATTATACCAAATCTTAAATCACTGTTCTCATCTGACTTATTGTCTTGGTTTCCGTCACGATAATATTTAAAGGGTTTTATCTGTCTTAAACACTGCATTTTTGAATTATGATGTCTTATTTTTTTATTATCTGACTTTTGATAGACACCATAGTATATCTCGTCAGACTTTATTACTGCTGCACCGTATTTATTCCACTTAAAATATTTTTTTAAGCCATAAGAACCCGGATTAGTAGTTCCTGAAAAAACCATTATAAAGCTCGTTCCTAAAAATAGATAAAATTTATCATCATAAACATTATACACATCTTCATTACTTCTAACACCTATTATCCAATAACCACTAGGTATATGCGTGAAACTATTAAGAGATTTCACCCTTTCTAGTAGTTCATCTTTTTTATATTGTTTTACTGATGTTGACATAATAAATACAATTAAAAAAGGCCTGATAAATCAGGCCTTTTAATATTAAACCTTAACACTAAATAAATAGGTACGGCTAAATATATATTTTTGTAATCTAAAAACCAACTCCATCGTCTTCATCGTCTTCAGAAATGTCATTCATTCCATTTTCTGGAATATTTTCAACCTCTGAATCATCCTGATCAGGTTTATCAGAATTTTCAACCTCTTCTGATTTCTTTTCTTCATGATCATTTGTCTCAGTCCAATCTCCGTCAAAAGGTTTTACAAAAAGCTGCAACTGAAGTTCTGTTTTCTCCATCTCACGACTTTTTACACAAACACCTTCATCTACTTTTGAGTAATAATACACCCTCTTTTCTTCAAAATTATGAACGACATGACAACTTACATCTCTCCATTCATAACCTTGTGCCATTATCTGTGCTTCATCATTAATCTTATCTTCAATGTCTGATATTTTAGCACCCATTCTTTTATTGTAAGCTGCTTTTTCCTGTTTTAGTTTAGCAACTTCCATTATTCTCTCACTCTGATCAGAAGACATAGAAATTATTTCTTCTTCAGTGTAATTATGCTTGACCTTTACAACTTTATCATCAGGCATTTTAAGTTGATCACCATTTATCCCCTTTATTGCAAGATCAGGAGTAAGACAATCGTACATGTCATTGTAGTTTATCTCTTCTGGTATCTTGTATGCTGGGAATTCTGAATCTTCATCTAATTCAAAAGATACAGCGATACCTTTTTCCATTTCAAAATATCGCTCTAGTTTTTCTATAGCGTCTGATAATTTATCCAAATCGTTGTCTGACTCGATTAGGATTATTCCATTAGTGTAGAACATATATATATTTATTTAAACTTTTGTTTACATGCATTAGCGATCAAAAGAGCATCAACTATTCCATCATGAGGAACTCTTGATCTATTAGTTGCAAGTAATGTTTCGCCAGGAAACAATCTTTTTACAGCAACCAACGACGTGTTCTTTGTATCTATTTTCTCTTGTGGTTTTCCACTCTTTAGAGTTTTACCAGTATATATTTTTTGCTGGGTCACACCTTCCCAAGATATTTTTTGCCATTCTTTTGGCTCTATATAAAGAGTAGTAAATTTCAATCCTAATATGGCCATTTCCCAGAGTCCTTTTCCCCTCCCAAATTGGAAATTTGAAGAACCACCAGCTTTACCTTGTATAGCATGTACATTCTCCAAGCAAACAAAAACTTCTTTACCTTTATATTTAGCTAGTATTTTTAACATCTTGGAAATATCATAATCATCACCAACCAGAGGAGTTACTGACGTTTCTAATACATTCATTCCAATGTCTATAACTGCTAAGGCACCTTTTTTACCTGGGTCTATACCTATAAATATTTTATCCATTATTTCTCAAATTATCTTTTTCTTTAGCTTCTTTAATTTTAAAATCATGATTACTTGGTATAAAACAAACATTTAATAGTCTTCTACCTAATGAAATCCAGCTAACACCCTTTTTCATTATTATCTCAAAAAAGTCATAAACGGCTATATTCATGGCTCTACTAACAGTATTATCATACTGAGAAGAAGCCAATTTTATAACAATATTCTCAACTGAATTAATAGATTTAGCTTTTTCTTTAAACATCTGCTTTTTCTTATCACTATAATTAATCCAACCACAAAAGAATATAAAATTATAGCAATTTGGAGTCATCAAATTTTTAGGATTATATGTCTTATCTTTCAAGAATTTCACATAATTAGATAAAATCAATTTCTTTAGAACCAAATCATTTTTAGTACAGAATTTTAAATAATTAAATGTGTTTTCCTCATGAAATGAATTTAGTTTTTTTGATATTTTTATAAGCTTATTTGATTTATACTTACAATATGATCTTAATATTGACGCTATATACTTCACACCTATTGTATGGTAATGCTCTAAATTTACATGTATTGATCCATGTACAGATAACTCAAAAGCATATAATATCTCTTTATGATTAAGCGAACCAAAATATTTAATTATATTAGCGCATATCAATTTTGCTTCTTCAGCTACTGGATATTTATCTTTTGGAAATCCTACCATTTTATAACACAATTCTAGTGTCTGGCCTATTTTAAATTGAGCATGTTGCAACCCTGTCAATTCAGTCTGATTTTCATCTATTATGACATTGAATTTCTTTTCAGATAATGCCATTTCTTTTATTGATAGGCCTTCAGTAACTTTCAAAATATCAAATTCAGTATTAGCTAATATATTCCGAAGCTGTTGAACCGGTATTATTTCCTGACTTTTTCTGATTTCTGGAAGCATTTTTATTGTTATTTATAATATCTGTTATTATCTGATTAATGTTGCTATACATTAGCATTGGTGTTGTACATCTATTCATCCAATATTCTGGTATTTTTTCTAAGAATAAAGAAAACCCACTTAACAATTCTTCATCAGTAACTTCTGATTCTTCTTTAGATAGTCTTTTAGCAGTTCTGGGTAAGAAGAAATCTTTTATCTTTTTTAAACCTGACCAATGCTTGCCAGAATGTTTCCTATCCTTACCCCATTCAAATTCAACACCTTCAGATATTGTCATGTAATAATTATCGAACAACTCTTTCATTTGGAACAAAATTGTTTTATCTGGAGTCTTTTTCTTGGGTTTACCATCTAAATGATTCTGTATTCTGTAATCTACTAGTGACCAATCAAATAAATAAAATAATCTAGCTGGGACGCCTTCTTTTTTCTCCTTTAAGACACCTAATTCTTTAAGTTTTTTTCTTGCACTCTCTTGTTCTGTTCTTGTTAATCCAGTTTCGTCATTTATTGATTTCTGACTTTTATAAATCCAACCCTCATCATCCTCTTGTTTACCCTCCCAAAAAAGGAAATTACTCAAAAAAACACCGCATTTTACCGAACCAAATGCTTTGGCTATTTCAGGATAATAAGTTATAGGTCTACCTACTGAACGTATGCAATGAACATAATTCAATCTATCACCCATAATAAATTTTACTTTCTAAGTTATTATCTAGACAGAATTCTAAAGTTAAATAAGCTAATTGTTTCATCTTCAATTCAATATCTTCATCTGGATAACATTCAAAAGAAATAGGTTCTATTCTCCTATCTTCTCCATTTTTAGAATTCCAATATCTGAATATCTGATATCTAACTTTAGATGATCCTGTAGAACATAAATAATATCTCCACTGACAAGAATTCATATAAGACTCTATGTCTACAGGTATAGAAGTAGTTTTTACTTCATGCACTTGCAAACCATACATTACATCCAACCTCATTGGTACAACTATATGCTTTCCTTTCCAATGAACATGGTATTCATTCCAACATTCGTGAACAGCACCGTTTATTTCAGAAGCATATTCTAGTGCTGGAATAATTTCATTCTTTGAAAATGTTTGAGGGTATTGCATGTCACCTTCAAAAATATAATAATCACCATTTTCAGAAAGATATTTATCACATCCATTCTCAATTATTGCGTGATAAGCCGTCCCAAAGTCTATCTGTGGAGATTTATGTTTAGAACCCATAATAGATTCTATTACTTTTTCTTCTGTTATGAAACCAGACATTTCTGACTTATAAAACTTTCTGAACTGCTCTATCTTGCTTGGAGATAATCTATAGTAACCCATGTTAAGGATTTACATTTTCATCAATGATTTCGCCTTTATAATCTTCTTCTTTGGTTTCTGTTGGCTCTTTTTCTTTCTTATAGAATTTTTTGTTTTCCTTGTCAAAAAATATTTCCTGTGTTTTGGCTTTTTCGACCATTTTGACTTTAATACTTCTCTGATATCTTTTAGGAACTTCATTTGAAATTTCAATTAAATGTTGGTAATGTTCAACTTCAGAAGCAGAATCAAGATACAGCTTGGCCCATAATTCTTCATACCTGTTCATTATTAATTGTCTCATCTGAACTTTGTATGTTTCTGAATTTTCATCAATAGTGTCATTATGAAAAAGAACTTCATCTAAAGTTTCACACTGACTTAAACTACCCTTGAATTCTTCTACTTTTTTAAGAGATTCTTTTTGTGCTTCAGTCTCTTTTTCCATATGGTCTTTAGCCTTCTGGATTACTTCAGATAACTGATTTTTTGAATCTTCTTCAATAGTCTGATCTTTTATTTGTATTAGAGGAAATCCAGCACAATTTTTACCTATTGATTTATCTGTTGGACTAAATTGAATTACTCTTTTTGAATTCTCCATATACATATATCCTAGCAAATCAGCTTTAGCTATCAGTATATCTTTAGAACCACCAGTTAATTTTGGCCTTTTAATTTTAAGTCCCTCATCTTCAGATTCAGTGACATGGGCTATAATAACTAAATCAATACCCCTCTGTCTCAAATCCCTCATAACAAAACTATTAAAGACATCTTTCATAGCACCATACCCTTTGAGAGAAATACTACCGTCTTTTTGTTTATTTTGAGAATTCATTTTAGTAACATGACCACCAATAAAATCATCAAGCATGGTACCAGCAGTGTCACAAATTATTGTTTTAGGAGATAGATCATCTAGATGTCCACCTTCTACAAAATCCTCCACATCTTTCCAAGAATCAAAACCTATTGTAGTCTTTCTACCAATAGCCCTTTGCGCTCCTTTATCAAAATCAAGTAGCACTGGATTTTCTGATGTAAATGCAAATGAAGTCTTACCCATGCCTGGGTCTCCGTAAATAACAACAACTAGTGGTAATTGAGGCAATTTTTCATCCTCTTTTGTAACAGTGAACGCCATATTCTATTATTTTGATTTTTTTAAATCAGATTCAACTAAATTCATCCCCTTCTCAGCTAAAAAAATTAAAGCCTTACCTAAATTTAAACTTTCACCTGTTTTCTCTTCTAGGTCTAATCTCAATCTTCTCAATCTATTATGGAAACTGGGTTCCATATCTAATTGCATTTTTTTCGTATCCTTTCCTGGCATATTTTTATTTATTTAATATTAATCTGTTACAATTATAATTAATTATTATTAAAATAACAAATTAAAAAGGTAAATCATCTTCTTCTGGTAAATTTTCAAAATCATAATTACTGTTTTGATTACCTATATTGGTATTCCCTTGAGAAGAAGAACATGCTTGTCTAGTTCCAGATGTAAAGTTCATACTAGTACCTACTATCTCAGTAGTATATCTATCATTACCAGACTGATCTTGCCACTGTCTAGTAGTCATTTTACCTTCCACGTAAACTTCTGATCCTTTAACAAGATAAGAGTTACTTAATTCAGCTAATTTACCCCACATGACAACATTATGCCATTCTGTTTTCTCCTTTTTATTACCGTCTCTATCTTTGTAATTTTCAGATGTTGCCATTGAAAACTTACAAACCTTAGTTCCTGAATTCAATTCAGTCAATTCTGGGTCTTTGCCTAACCTACCTAATAGGATTACTTTATTTACTCCTGGCATAATTATTTATTTTTTAATACTTCCTTTGCTTCATCATTTAAATAAGGCTTCATATATTCCAAGACACCATTCCATCCTATAGTATTACCTATTTTAAGCATCTCTTTTTTATGGTTAAATTCTTTAAACTTAATAGTCTGTACTTTATACATAGTAGTCCTATTAAAGCTTGATCCAACTGCCTTAATAAATTCATTAGCATCTACTTTTTTTGTAACATATTCTAAAACTCCCTTGGCGTTTTTTTCACCTGTATTATATTCAGCTTCACCATCAACAATCTGTTGCCCAGTATAAGGTATTAAACCCCTGTAAGGCACTGCTATTTTTGGCAGCTTCTTTGCCCAAGATGATATTTCTGATTTCTCTTTGTTGCTTAATTTAATCATGATTTTTGTTTTGTATTAAATTTATTAATTCTGCTTCTTCTGAAATTTCAATTTGTTCTTCTGAACCTAAACTTTCTTCTGACAACTTTCTTTTCCTTTGGATTATTGCATAAATGTGTTCATCAATAGTGGATTGCCCAATGCCATAATGAGCAGTTACATTTTTTGTTTGCCCTATTCTATGCGCTCTATCTTCTGCCTGATCTTGATCTTTGGTATTCCATCCTAATTCAGCAAAATAAACATGAGCAGCAGCGGTAAGAGTATGTCCAACACCACCTTTCTTGTAAGTTATGGCTATGATATTGCAATCTGGATTACTTTGAAAATTCTCTTTATTTATTTCTATCTTATTATCTTCTACATTCCCACTTATTTCAACTAGATGAGGAAAATGTTTTTTGTAAGCATTTATTGTTTCTAAATGCCAACAAAACAGTATCACTTTCTCACCATTATCATGCAGCTCTTTTATCTCTGAACTTATATGTTCTACCTTTCCTTTCGCTGATAGTTTTTTCAACACTTGCATTTGGGACAACATATTAGCCCTTTCTGATGCACTTATCTTTTTTTCACTTGCACCTATGCTTACTAAGTAACTCTGTAAATTAATGTATGCATGATCATAATCTTTCTGATTAGTCAATTCTATTCTTACAACACGTCTTAATTTATCTGGTAAGTCTTTTAATACTTGCCATTTTTCACGCCTGATCATACAAACACTTCTTAACTTTATATTTAATTCTTTCAGACTTTTATGTTTTCTTCCCTTAGCTTCACCTGAATTAAAATTATTTTTTGTTATTCCAGCATAATCTTTACAAAATCTGTAAACACCACCAAACTCATCTACCCTACCCAATATATCTAACTGATTAGCAATATCTTTTACTTCATTTACAAATGGAGTTCCAGTTAATAAAACTCTTATATCCATATCTTGAACCACTTTTTTAGTAACTTTAAATCTATCTGATTTACTATTTTTTAATTCATGGCTTTCATCTATTATTACACCTTTAAAATACTTTTCCAATCCATTAGTGTAAACAGTCTTTCTAACCCTTCCATTTTTCATAGGGGTTTTTTTCATCTCTTTTAAAAAATGAGTTTTAACACCATCGTAATTCATTATCACAAAATCAACCATATTATTCTCAACCATGTCAGGAATTTTACTCATAACTTTTTTAGTAGCTATTATAGACTTTCTATGAGTAAATTGTTCCACTTCTTTTTTCCAATTATATCTTAAAGATTTTGGACATATCACCAATATAGGATACTGGTTCAAGCCAACAGCAACTCCAATTGCCTGAACAGTGTTATGGGTTACAACAAACTCATCTGTTAAGTACAACCTATCTTCGCTACTTACACTTATACAACAACAATCTTGTGTACCAACTTTTCTTATTTGTTTTATACACCTCAAAGGGTTGTATTTTTTTGAGTTTTTAACCCTATCTAATTTTCTTTCTAAGTTGAATATTTTCTCATTTATATTTATCGTTATTATCCAATGATCTAAATTTGACTTTTTAGTTTTTCTAGCAACACCACCCAAAGACTGAACTATCCATTTCACTTGGTTTGCCATTATCTCGCTTGATGAGCTATATTGGCAAGTGCCATCTTTTGAACAAAACCCATCAGTATCCATCAACCCTCTAAGTATTTGTAATCGTGTTTCAACATCATTGTATAAATATTCATATGGTATAAATTTATTTTTAGAAGACTTACCAGATAATTTATAATCAATCAATGCTTGTTTTAAATTGTTTCTAACACCTTTCTTTCCTACCACAGAATAATCTATAAGGTTTTGCTTTTTCTGCTTTAATGACAAACCTAATTTAACAGCATAAGATGAACAGTAATCTATAATTTCTTTATCTATTGATGTTATATTTATTCTTGAAGTAATGCAACCATCACCTAATATTAAACCTAAAAAATAAGGGTCTATTTTGGTTTTTTTTGAATTAAAAACCACTGGTTTACATTGAGGTATAGAATATTTTAAATTTTTGTTTTTATAAACGTAATCAGTCATTATTTCTTCTAAAGGCATTACTTTAAAACCTTTACCATTACCCCAATTTCTTTGGTTGTAAGTTTGAACCTTCCAAAGGTGTTCTTTACAACAATGAGTTTTAGACCCATCACTAAAAATTACCTCGTAAACATCTTTTTGACCCTGAGGGAATTTTCCTGTTACGTACTGTTTTTGGCCTTTTGAATCTAATATTTCATCACCAACTTTAACATCAGACATTGTTGTAAATCCAGATGGGGTGTATATCAAACTATCCAATGGCTGGGCTTTCCCCAACCCCATCTGATCAGTTATCCATGGTCTTTTAGTTCTTATTCCAAATGAAACTCCAACAGTTTGATAATCGAAAAAATTAAATCCTTCTTTCATTGGTATATTAAGTTCTACTCTTTCAGAAGAGTAAGACTGATCAAAATTACCATTATACTGTTCAATTATTTTTTTAGCTGAATAACTTATTTGAATTCCATACTTATCACATATCGACTTGACCTCATCAATATTATCAGCACCAACATCCCATGATTTTTTATCCTTATTGAATTTACAACCACCTACAGCCCTTATATCTTTTAATTTTGATTCGCTATAATTTAAAAATAGCTCAAAATTACTCCCATTATAAGTCAAACTCTCTATCCTTCTTACCTTATTTGTTTTAATGGTCGCTGTCGGTATTTCTCCTTTAGGTATAACACTTTCATTGATAATTATACCAAAGTTCTTTAAATCACCCTTAAAATAATTAATAACAGTAAAAATTTCATTTGCTTGGTACAATGTCCAAACACTTTTTGAATTAACCTCTCTCAGAAGACGTATTTTATTGTTTGGTATTTTTTTCCAGTTTATTTTATTCTGTTTACATAAAAATCTGAATTTAAAATAAACATCTCTTAGCGGTTGATAATTACCTTTTGTTTCTAATATCATAATTTTTGTTGTTGTACTGACCCTTTAGGTCAGTATATGTTGTAATTGTTGTATGTTATTGATGTATATAGTATGGATGCGGAAAACCTACATACTAGTATGCGGAAAACCTACATACTAGTATGCGGAAAACCTACATACTGCTCAGTTTTGTTTAAATGAGATTTTTAACATCGAATAAATGTAATTATTTATTACTTAAATAACAAATAATTATAAGTTTGAGTTGTTTATAATTGCTCTTGGAATGCCTATTATTGAAAAGTCTCCAAATATATCATACTGATCACCAAACGCTTCTATTACCACTGCTGCAAACCCTCCATCTCCATCGTGACTTATTACATCATGTATAGCTATAGTGTCATCATAATTACGTTCAAATTCACCACTCTCAACATACTCTGTCAATCCAGTTGATGAATAACTTACTGATCCAGAATTAGTCACATGTGCAATTCTTACACGTCCAATAATACCACTACCAGATGTTGTCTTTCTATTCCATGAAGTTGTACTCATCATAAAAAATATTCTATCTACACCATCAGAAGGCATTTGATGAAAACTATTTCCATTCATGAGATGACCCTGTAAACTTACATTTAGACTACCTAAATTGGCATTAGAGAAACCATTATTATCAAAATTTATAACTGAATTACTTCTTGTTCTAACTGAAAATCTTCTTAGCGTATTTTGTATATCTCTTATGTCACTTAGTATGTTTTCTACACCTGATATTCTAGTAGAATATGAATCATTAGTAACGCACCAAACACCTGTACTGGTATAGACTAGCTTAACAATATGACCTTGCGGTATTGTGAAACCTTCGTCAGGACCTGAACCTGAACCATTGAATATACCAGCATCTTGAGCACCTAATGAACCTGAAACAATTATTTTTTGCCCAACAGGACGACCAAAGAAATCTGGAAACTCTATTTTTAAACCGTTAATATTTCCAGCTTCAAGTATTATTTCAGTACCAACTTCTGGTTCAGTTTTAATATTGTTAGATATTGAATTTATCACCCTTGAGTTTACAACTACATAACTAGGAAATTCTTTCTCATTTATTTCAACCACATTACTTGTTGAAGATAAAGATGTAGTAATACTCTCCGAAGCGTTGATTGGTGCTAAAGCAGACCTATTAACTCTACCTGTTGAAAAATCAGATGACCTAGATATATCAGATAAAAAAACACCAGTTTCACTTACCCTAATAGTAAACATTATTCCACCAGTTGACCCTAGCAAATCATTATCATCAAAAGATGCTATTTGAAGCCCATCATATTTTAATATTAAATTTGTATCACCAGACAAAAGAACACTTTGAACAATAAACTTATATTCATTTCCAACCTGGTCAGATATATCAGGCCCTAAATCAATAATAATTTCATGATTTCCACTAATTATATTACTCGTAGTAATCATATAATCAGTTAATGAATCCTCTTGAGTTATTGTACTTAATCTAGAGTTGTTAGATAAAACTATTTGACCTCTACCTGGGTTAATATCTCTCCAATTTTTACCTGTTGGTATTGGTGGTTTTGATGGTAGAAATCTTGAATTTGATAAATCTGTTGCACCAGATGGAATAATCAAAACACCAATTAATGTCTGAGTATTTGGATTAGTTATAACAGGTAAAGAACTTGTTCCTTGTATAACTCCATATGAAGCTTGTGTGCCTCCAACAGTTCCATCTAAATACTCATGTTCAGCATAAATAAAATCATATCTATCATCATCGCTGTTATTTGCAGATATAGAAAGACTTATAGAAGAATCTTCCTTTACTAAAACACCTGTATTACTTACCCAGACCCCAACTTTTGGCTTAGGAGTATTATTTATGTCATTGTATACTACTCCCGTTTTTTGATGATCAAGTGATAAGTTAAGATCATTTGAAGGATTAAAGTCAAATCCAACATATCTACCCGGAAGATATATACCTAATAACCAATTATCTAATCTAATGGTTAAATCATCATCTCTGTATTCCCAAAACCTTTCTTGTGCCATATCTATTTATTTTTATCTTTCCAAATATCCATGATGTTATCTTCACAGCTTTCAATTCTTGCAAGATGTTCACTAAATTTTAAATCATTAGCACCTTTTATGCTAGATACTTTTTCATCAATTGATGATTGTTTTTCTCTTATAGTTGTTAAAATAATCATTATCTCATTTTGAGTCTTTTCAACTTCTTTTTGATCACGATACATTTCTTGCATAAAGAACACTGAAACAGCACCGAGTAAATGGGGTATTCCAGAACTCAATAATGTTTTTATTAAACTTGATTTATTTTTTATTTTATTATCGGTGTTATCCTGAGAACTCATTATCTGTCAATTTAATTGCAACTTCTTTTAACAAGTTTAATCTATTTCTATCCACATCAAAAACACTGTTTAAAACTTTTGGTAGGAAAACAGTTTTTAAATTTACTTTATTGTCATCAGAAAGACTAAACATTTTCTCTTGATCAGATTTACTATTTTCTACTTGCATTATGTCTAAAGTTCGACCTAATACAATAGCAGCATTATCAGCTTCCCAATCTTCATCAGATATATCATAATCTTCTGGTCTAGACCAAACAGAAAAAGCTTCTTTTATATTAAAATTTTCTAATGCCCAATGTGTTATATCGTGATCCCTTGTACCACCATCAAACAATATCATATTGTTAATTAATATTGGATCAGAAGCTATAGGTATAGAAGCTGAAGCTAATGAGAACTTTATAAATAATTCATAATCATTTAAAGATTTCATGTTAGTAAACACCCTCTTACCTGACTTAAAATCAACAGACATAGTATGTACTTCAGGAAAATCACCTTTACAATAATCCAAATAATCTTGTTCACTTACTATACCCCTAATCATTTCTTCCATAGGTTTCATTGTCGATAATCCCGGACAACCTGAAATCAACCTAAATACTGCTTTTAATTTAGGTCTACCTTTTTGATTTACTGGCTCAGGATCATAAATATAAGATAAGTTGAAATTATCCCATAACTCTTCTAATTGATCATACTTACCTATTGCAAATGGCACAGCCATCAATGCACTTACTGATATACCTGTTATAATGTCTGGTTCAAAACCATGATTCATTACAGCTGTTTTCCAAGCATGGAATATACCCATACCTTTTGTGCTTCCTCCGCTTCCGTCTAATAATTTCATATTAAATAAATGGTGTTTGTGGGATTCCCCCGATTAAAAACTGAAAGGCTTTTACCCCATCTAGATTTATAAATTGATTTAGAAAATCATAGTAAGGACCTTTTCTTTCCTCTAAAGTTAAAGATTCATCTGGATTTAAACTTGAATCAAATATTATTTTACTAACTAGTACTTCATGATTTCCATCTCTCTTCCATGCATTAATCCAATTATCTATTGAAGTTAGATACTCTGTTATCATATTTGTATTTAAACCCATTGTTGGATGAGCATGAGATAAATTTACCAATGTACTAAAAACACCCTCCCTTTTTTTTTGTAAAGAAGCTGTTGTCCTAGCTGGAAAACCATCATGTCTTGCAATTAGATCATCCATTATAGGCTTATCCTCTTCTGGTACCTCGTCATTTGTGTGTACATAAATTTTACCATTTATACCCTCTACAGATATAACACCAGCTAAAGGACTAGATTGTAGTGCAATGGTTAAATTTTCAAAATTAACATTACCGTTTATTGTGTCTGAATATTCGTAAATAGTTGCAATCATGATATTAATTATTTTTTATTTGTGGTGAATATATCTCTTCTACTGTTATACATAAATCCCATACAGCAGCTTCAGTATTATTTGCTGATGGAAAATGATCTAATCTTATATTTTTTATACCTACTACATTAGTACTATAATGATAAGAGTTTGAAAATGCTTTCTTTTGGTCTGTACCCCTACCATCCCCATCATTTCCAACTGAATCTTTTGCTTCTTCTCTTATAACTTCACCATTTACTCTAGTAGTAAGAGTTTGTCCATCAACTAAAGGTCTAGCTATAAAATCTTGAGTTGTTGAATCTGAAGAATAATTAAATTCAAACATTATTTTATAGTCTCCTGGTCTTTGAAAATTAAAATCAAAGTTTAATGGTGAATTACTTAATGGATTGTTAGCTATGGTATTTATTACTGGATTACCTTTATAAAAACCATATTCTAACATAGCTGGAATAAATGCTGTTCCATTCCATTTTAACAACCAACCAGCTAAAGGTATTACACCTGATAATTCAACATCAGAATGTACACCAATGCTTGAATTTATATCCGTTCTTTCTTGTGCTGTTATTATGTTTCCACTACCCGAATCATTAACATCATTATGTTGTGTAACTGTTGTTCCTATTGATATCTTATCATCAAGACCGTTTTGAACACCCTGAGTAGATAAAACTTCATCAACATTAGGATTAGACAGATCATTTACAACTCCTACAGAGTCTGGCAACACAAACTGTCTACCACCTATAACCTCACAAGTAATTAATCCATTATTTTGATCTAAATTGAAATTATTATTAGAAGAAACGCTCCTAAGTTGTATTCTTGTTTCTGATATTGGCGTGAATTCTAATATAGCCCTTTGATGAGTAACGTTACTACCTCCCTGTTGAACAGATATACAATTTCCATATGTCGATATACTGTCAGATGGTCTATAAACTGAAGATTGTCCTTCCAAAACCCAGTAGTGTCTATTTGCACCAGCACCCGTTGTAAAAAAACCACCGTCAGGTCCTGAAATTTTTACCCTAGCGCCAGCTTGTATAACAATAGTGTTTCCATCTAATGAAAATCTATTACCCTCTATTATTGGCTGAGCTGCAACACCTATTGGAGCCACACCATTATTAGGCCATGAACCAGTAGCACCATTCCTACCTATTGACATTATGCTGATATCTTCCTCTACAGCAGATTGTTCAAACCAAAACCCAGTGTTTAAATCATCTTGGTAATCACCAGATGTTGCACCTAATAAAAATTTAAACTCTCCTACATTATCAACACGTCTTATCTCAAAATCCCTAGCTTCTAATGCTTGTAATTCTACTAATGAATTAACTGGTTTACCTCTTAATCCAGTTGCATTTTCTAAAGAATCATCTATTGCTGATAAATAAGATTCTACATCATTAGAATTTGGTGAATAATTATTTGGGGTGAAAGCAATAGGTACTTCATTAGCATTTTGATCATCTTTTGAATCAACTTCTATAGATGCTAATTTTGACTTTTCAGAATCAGTAAAAGCATTGGTATCTGTATTTGATTCATATTTAGTCTTTACACTTACAGGTGTTTCACTTGTAGTTGTTCCACTTTCTTGAACCCATTCAGCGTCATCTACATCCCAATTATAAGTTACAACTGATTGCCCAACACCTAAATCAACATGTGCATACCACCCAGGCATACCCGAAGGAACAGCTGTTTGTAATTGAGATAATGAATTATAATTACCTTGAAACTTACTTTCCTCAAGATTAGCTAATTTACTTTTTTCTAAATCAGTGAAAGCATTTGTGTTTGAATTGCTTTCATATGATGTTTTTATTTCAATAGGAGTCTGATCAGATGTTGCTGAATCTTCTATTAGAGATAATTTTAACTTTTCAGAATCTGTAAATACATTAGTATCAACATTAGATTCATAATCATTCTTAATCTCTAATGGAGTTTGATCAGCAGTGGCATTTAATTCTATATTCTGAAGCTTACTTTTTTCTGTATCTGTAAATGCATTAGTATCAGGTTCAGATTCATATAAGTTTTTTATTTCTAAACTTGTCTGATCAGCAGTGGCATTTAATTCTATACCTCCTAATTTACTTTTTTCACCATCTGTAAATTCATTAGTGTTTGCATTACTTTCATATTTCAATTTAATACTTGATGGGGTTTCAGCCGCTATATTAGAATCCTGAGCAACCCATGAAGAATCACTATCATCCCAAGCATAAGTTTTCAAATCTTCCCCAACACCCATATCTACAAAAGCATGCCAACCTATTTGTCCTACTGGTATACTAGCCTGTAGATTTGCTAAAGATGTAAATTGACCTTGAAACTTACTTTCTTCTAAAGTAGATAATTTGTTTTTTTCAGCAGTAGTGAAATCTTCAGTAGACAAACCTTTCCCTGGTTCAGCATCCTGTTTTGAATTAGCTATTATGTTATTCTGGTCTAATGCATCTTTAGTACTGTTGATAGTAGAAGGGTAATTAGTACTAGATGATGGTGAATAATCTAACTCTGATGAATTTACTGGTATAATAGATTCAACTTGAGAAACTTTTTGATCTAGATTAACAATTGAATCTTGAACATTATTACCATTCGCATCATTTACAGAACTGTCATCAAAAGATATCTCAGATGCTGAAAAGCTTGGATTAGGATCAATTAAATCTAGTTTTATCTTATTTGCATCGTTGAATACATTAGTGTCTCCATTTGATTCATATAAGTTTTTTATTTCAATAGCATCTTGGTCCTTAGTGGCGCCATCTTCTATACCACTTAATTTACTCTTCTCCTGATCAGTAAACGCATTTGTATTTGGGTTTGCTTCATATTTTGACTTTATAGTAGCTGGCGTTTCTACTGTTGCTGAACCTACTCTTATCCAATTAGAATCAGTTTCATCCCACACCCAATGCTCTAAATCTTGACCAATACCAGCATCCACAAAAGCATACCAACCAGTTTGACCTACAGGATAATCATTCTGTAAAGATGCCAAATCTATGAATTCACCTCTAAAAGGGTTTTCTTCAAGTATATCTAATTTAGTTCTATCATCATCAGTAAAGTCATTAGTAGAAAGTCCTTTACCAGGAACTTTATCAACCTTACCAGAAATATCTACTACTTCTTGTTTCTCCCAAGAAGTAGAACCCCTATAGATATATAAATCACCACTAATACTATCAGTACATTTACTACCTATTGGTATAGATTCTAAAAAATCAGTCTCAACTATACCTGAAGGGTTTCCTGGGTGTTCTAATACAAAAACCCCCTTTAATGAACTTCTTACATGCTGCATAATTTATTAATCAAATCTCCCTCTAATTCTTAATAATCTAACACTATCTGTAATTATTTTGTTAAAATCCTTACCTTCTGTTATTACATTTTTATAGTAATAGTCAAATTCACCTAAATCATCTATCAATAACTCATTATTTATTCTATAATAATGAATAGAAGAAATAGATTCTATTGAGTAAACCATAGATATAAGTATAAATTTATTCTTAAAATTTATATTTATATCTAATATATCTACTGTTTCTGTATCTGATAACTCTATTTTATACTCTGAATTTAAAGAATTAATAGATATTATGTCTTCATTTATCATTAAAGAAAAGTCTATTGTTCTATCTAAACAATAACTTAACATTTCTTGTGCTGTTTTTATCTCTTGACTTTGAGATGTGAATATTCTTGGCATGTCTGCTTTATATTCCTCTATAGACACAATTGAGTTTTCATTTATTATAAATATGTATCTCTTTTCCATTTAGTTCGTAGTTACTGTTATGCTGTAATTATTTACTAATACATATACCTTTTCAAATGTTGAAATAGGATTACCATCATTTGAACCTAATATAAATCCAGATGGAGCCTGAAATGACCCTGTTGGTGGTGGAGTTGTTCCACCAGATATATTTATACTGGACCCATTACCTATATCATTTCTAATATCATACAAATTATCAAAAATTCCATCTACTGAAGCCTGATTAAGAACACCATTTCTTATGAAAATACCACCTGGAGGTATTTTAAATGTACTGCTAAAAGGCAAAATTAAATCTGTCAAATTAATATTGTTATCTAATATTATTCTAAATCCAGCACTTGTAGAATTTATAGTTTCAAAATGATCTAAATTAACTATAGATGTTAAAAGTGGATTCCTACTTACTTCAAAAAATCCTAAAATGCTTAAAGTAAGTACTTGAGGACATATTATAGTTGTTAATGATGCATGATCATTAGCTCTAAATGACATTCCATTAGAAACTATTTCCGCATTACTTAAATCTATGATATTTTGAACTGAAGAATCATTATAAATAAAATTACCAAAGAAGTTAGTTACAACAGACCAATCAATATTTAAATTAGGACAATCATCTATAATAACATTATTGAGAGTTCCTACCATATCTAGATTATCAATCCCAGATAAATTAGGTTCATCAAGTAACTGAAATCTAAATGGATTGTTATATCCAGTAGGGTTCAATATTATGTTAGATGATGTATTTGTACTTTGAATCCCTATATCTACAAGATTAGATAATCCTGTTAAATCTATAACTGCTCCTATAGTAGTTTGAGGAGAAACAGAACTTGTTTCAACAATATCTAATAAAGTTATATTACTCATTTGTCTAATATCAGCCATCACATCTTCTGTGATACTAGCTAAATTTATATCCCTTAATATTAAACTAGTGATATTAAAATTATCACTTAAATTTAATGAAGTATTATTACTTATATTTTGAAGTGCCAAAGAAGTAGCATCGGTATTGACTATATTAATAAAAGTAGATTCTATATTTAAAAAGTATAAAGATATTAAATCATTAGGCAGTAAGGAATAATCTAAGTCTATATTCCAATGGCCTGAAGATTGTATTGCTATTCGTTGTACATTTTGCAGATTGTTGCTATCCAACAATCCTATATCCAAAGCATTATTACATCTCACAATAGAAAATCTTGCTACTAAGTTATTAGTTAGACCTTCTTCTATTTTCGATGTTGCTATAGTATTATCATCCTGTAAAGAAAATTCTTCAAGCATTGATAAATCATTTGGGTATAGAACTATATTATTATCTACATCTATTATTAAATCGGTTAAAGGGCCTTGATTAGATAAATCTAAAATATTAAAAGAAACATTAGACGATATTAGTGATCCAGTAGTTAAAATTGCAAAACTCAACCTTAACTTTCTAAGATTTAATTGATTTACAAAAAACGTATCTAAATTAAAAAGACTAGTATTAAACCATTCAAAAACCTCTATGTTATCACCTTCAGCAATTATATTTGATAAATTAGTTGCCGAATTCAGAAACAAAAATTTCACTGTATCTGGTAAAGTTAAATTTAATAAACTATTAGGACTTACCATTTCTAAGGACACTAAATTTGGAGGTAAATCCATATCAGTCATTTGAGACTTAGATACAAACAAACGATCTACATTTTTAAATCTTGATAAACCAACAAATGGTCCTATGACATTTGTATTATTTATTGTGTCACCTCCTCCACCCTGACCCGAATCATCAATATTTATAAACTTAAATAAATCAGGTCTGTTTAATCTATAAATAATAGATACTGGAGGATTTAATTCTAAATTATCTTGATATGCTACAGAAAATGCGTTGTTATTACCTCTTCTACGTCTATTATCTTCATTAATCTCGTTTGCTGGAAGTGAGTCAAGTGAAAAATTAACATTAGTTAATATTCTATTATTAACTATTGTCCTAAAAAAAAATCCAATACCTAAATCTACGCCTTCAGTATTAGCTATATTTCTAACTGCATCTGGTTGATTATTCCCTAATACTTCCCATGATCCTGCATTATAATTTCCAAATACTGGTGCGTGATCAGACATTAGACTTATTAAACTAATATGTCTTAATATAAAAGTTCTTCCAGGACTTTCATGTTCAATATTTGCAGTATTTTTCCCTATCAATCCAAACATACTATAAATTAATCATTTCCTGTGAACCTAATATATTTGCTCTTAAATTTCCTCTAAATTCACTAAATGCTAAAGTAAATATATCTTCAACATCTGATTGACCTGAAGGAATTAAACTTGATGGAGTCAATCTAAATTGGTTACCTCCTTGAGTCTTATATTTACCACTGACTAAATTCATATTTATATCACCTGAATGTAAAACATGTATAACAACTCTTTTTCCGGGTAAACCATTAGAGTAATCTAATGTGAAACTGCTATTAGCCTCTATAAAAAATGTATCGGATTGTGATAAATCTAATGTTATTGTTGAAACAGAAGATACAACAGAGCTAATTGGCTCTAACACCTCATTTATCAATGGGAATATTTGTCCATTTTGTTTTACTTTCAATATCCCATTTGTATCTATCCAGAAATTACCATCAGATGTTACTACTACAGAATCATCAATAGGGTCTATTAATCTTAAATGAGGTTTCACAGGTTCTGCTGCTAAATTCCCTGTTGATGATATAGATAATCTAGCATTTTGATTATCTATATTATTATTAACTAAAGAACCATTATTAAATCCAATTAAAACACCTCCTATCCTAAAGTCACCTTTATTATTTGAAGCCCATGTATAAAAACTTGGTGAACCTCCTAAAACCCTGGGGTCTGAACTCTCAACTGAAGATTCTCCTTTATGACCCATATAATCCACACCTCCAAAAACTGTAAATATTGAACCATCTACCCCTGATCTTGACAAGTCATCTCTTAAATCTTTTGAAAAGAAATTATTTAAACTAATTCTATTATCTTCAGGGCCTGGCATCTTTACATCAAACCTATCTGATAGTACCCCAAATATATTTTTGTTTTGCTCAATAGTTAAAATTGATTCATTACTTGCTATTTCAGTAATATATTCTTTAAATTCAGTCGTAGTAGTAGTAGGACTAAAACTTATAGTTCTTAGACTTTGAATGAATTTTAGTTTTTCAGATTCATTTGAAAACCCCTTTATTGTAAATAACTGAAAATTATCATTAGATAAATTTTTCCATACTAAATCTACTTTGTCATGATCTATTGAATCTAATTCAACTACTTCTGATGCCTGTATTAAATCAGATTCTTTTACACCTGAAGAATCGTGTAAAACTATAGTATTTTCTTCACCATTAATTACATCTGAATCAGTTACTCCATGAGGATTACCACTTACAATAAAAGTATGATCATACGCTATCTTACCTCTATCACCACGATAAGCAGTACTAGATGTCTCACCTAAAGCTACAGATGATCCTATAGGTACATACTGAGTACCTGACCACCTATAAGTTTGATTATTTGCTATATCTACATATATTTTTGAGGACTCACCTACAGTTGGGAAACTTGGTAAATCTGCATATTCTTCTACATCGTCAACAAAAGAAGGTAAATGTATATTTAATATTTTATTATTTGAATCAGTTTCAGCAACACCATTCGCTTGACCTTTTTCAGATGATTCAATAAAATTACCAGCAACAGAATAATCTTGTATTGATCCATCAGAATAGGTTATAGATATAGTAGTATCAGTGACCTGAACGTCCATGACCATAATTTCAGTTTCCCAAACATCATTTTTGTAAACTGGAACTGAACCATCTGGAAAAGAATTACCCCCTCCTCCTGGGTTAAATGAAAAAGAATCTAAGTTTGTTCTTTTCCATAAATTATTTTCTACACATACATAAATAAAGTCATTGTCATATGACCTATCACCCATTTCTCCCGGAGAAGTTGAAGTTGCTGGTGGTGGTAAAATCCATTGATCACCAGTAGACAATATGTTCCACTGACCAGATTCAAATATTCTTATAGTTCCTTCTTCGTCTGAAATATTAAGTAATAAACCCGGTCTAGGTGGTTCAAATACCCATTGAACACCATTCCATTCAGCTCTACTATTCTCTTGACCTGACCAATCACCTATTGCACCTGTTGGAGGAATTAAATAAGAATCATTTATCTGAACATCAATTAATGTACTAGGATCAACAGGACCTAATGTGATAACAGGTCTTAATGCACCACTACCTATATAAGGTATCCACTCATCACCATCCCAATAATGAAGTTGTACCAAATTTGGATATTGTAAATCTAGAATCTTAGCCCACAAAACAAATTTCTTTGTAGGTGGAGTATCTGACTTTATTAAACCTACTACGTTACCTAAATTAAATGTTGACATATCCTTAATGTAAAATTCTATTTGTTAAATCACCAGGTGCATTTAATTGTCCATGGTTTTGATTAGTACTCTGATCAAATATATTTATTCCTATTAACTCATCAAAATTACTTCTTAATGCAATATTACCCACACCGGATATTAAAGCATCTTCACCGTCACCGAAGTTATATATTAATTCAACCTCTTGTTGAGTTAATTCACCTGATTTTAAAATAAATTCGTCTATTGTAAATATACCATAATCTGATTGTTTTCTACCAATAAATAATAATGCATTATTATCTATGTTTCCATCAACTAAATTATTAGACATTACATTAAATTGAACAGGAACTGAATTTACATAAACATTATAATCATTTCCATCCGTTCCGTTTTTATGTATAACTATATGATACCAATGACCTATTTCATCTATAGTTTCATTTAGAGAAATTTGACATGTTCCTTGACTATCAGAAAACTCAAAAAACATTATTCCATTAATATAACTTACAAAGAAACCTGTAGACCCATTTGTTTTTGATATTATAGGATGATTACCTTGATTAGTATCAAGTTTTAACCAGAAAGATATTGAAAAGTCATTAGTTCCAAAATTATAAGCATTTGATACTGGATATTCAACATGTTCTCCTGAACCATTTAACTTTAAAGCGTTATTAAAAAAGAATGAACCTGTTGTGAATATTAAATCCCCTGATGAATTAATGGTATACTTGTCTGAATTAGGACCTTCAATTATCAAATCACCTTCAATGTATTGAGGTTCATCATCTCTTTCTGCTAACCTCATGAATAATTCTGGGTCGTTATCATTGTTGTATATCAAGTCACCAGCTATATTACCATCTGTACCATCTGAAATATAAATATCAATTACATTTTGAACTAGAAATCCACCATTCATTGTTAATGACCTTATTCTTGCATCTATCGGTTCATTAAACTCTATGATATTAAATATCTGTTGTATGATATCTTGATCTATTAAGTTATTACCTTCTAATTGTATTGAATACTCCCTACATCCACAACCTCTACCAGCATCAAACCTTCTACGTGAATGATCAAATGTGAATTCAGAATCAAATCCAGAACCTCTTGGATGTTCAATGATATTGACTTGATCAAAACCTAACCACATGAGCATTATTTTATATGCCCTAACAGTACCTTTGATATCACATATTCTATTAAATAATTCTAGGTATTTTCTTCTACCTTCTAAAGTGTTAAATATTCCTAATCTTATACCTAACATCTGCTCTAGGTAAACAACAAACCTATCTAGGGTGGACATGGGAACTAGCGTATTTTGTAATAAATCTTCAATTAAACCTCCTAGATTTTCATCAAAGTCTAACCCTAGAGATTCATTGTACCTTTCGTATATACCCTTCCCATCAACATCTTTAAACGTATCATTTATTTTTTCAAATGACCCAAAGTACCCAAATATTTTGTCTGTTATTGCCATTTAATCAATACCTCCTGTAACATTCAAATTAATATTAGCTAAATCACTCACCGGTATACTAGGCTCATCCAAAACTATCCTTCTACCGTTGAATTCATATGTTATGAAATCATACCTGTCATTATTGTTACCATCAGCATTTATTATAAAATCTATCTCAGGTAAAACTACATCAACATTTGTTTGAAATGTACTTAAAAATTGTCCATTCCTACTTAATTCAAATGTACTGTTTGATACAAATCTAATAGACCAATTTACAGTTTCAACACTACCAGTTTTTAATATTGGTGACCAATTTAGTATGTTAGTAGTTCCACTAACAGGTCTAGCAAAAGGTGTGGGACTAAATATACTTATTTCTGAATTTGAAACACCTTCAGTTCTTTCTATTACTTCGTAGATATCAGATAAAAATACGGTACCTCTAACTTCTTGATTTTCTGATCTTAGAAAATCTAATAAATTATCAGTCACCCTTTGGGAAACATCCGAATTAGTATAATTAGGTAGTGCATTTATTACAGCATCTATTCTAATATTTATCTCACCAGCACCTTGAACTCTAACTTTTACAGTTATTATTCTTCTATCTTCAAAATAATCTTCTACATCTTGTACTAGTTGATTACTTGGGAAACCACCCCCTTCTGGTGCTATAAAAACATCTACAAATTCACCACAATCATATTCTTGACCAGCTTTAGCAACACCAGGTACTAATTCAGCTATATCTATGAAATCTTGATCAGTAACAGCCCTATCTTTTGTTCTTAATGACCTAGGTATATTCTTTCTCAAATCTTCTAGATTTTCAGAATCAGCCCCTCCATTAGCACCAAGTATATTATTAACTGAAATATCAACACCTACAGGAAGAGTTATACTACTAGATATTTCATCTATTGTTGTAGCTCCCACGTTTCCACTAGAACCTAATGATGTGTAGTAAGTAGCAAATATATCTGAACCAGCCGCTGGTATTTCACCAGCAACACCATCACTAAACTCTATAGTCATTACAGAATTCTCATTTAGACCAGCTAAAAAGTGAGGGTCAGAAGGAACAGAATAAGCAAAAGTATCTACTGGTTGATAACTATTTAATCCAACCAATACACTAGTTGCACCATCAACTACATTTTCAACCAAATCATAACTCTGATTAACTGACCCATTTGAAGTCCCTATATTTTCACTTATTACAGGTGTCCATTGTCTAGCACTAACTTGTACAAAAGTTTGTCCTGAAGGTATTATTGCATTTTGCAAAGTTCTAAATTCAACACCCTCTCTTGTAACACATAATGTATTAATTGGTATTATAATATCTGATGATGCGACTTGATTTATTGTAAATGTCAAATCTACAAAAGCAGAAACTGTACCTTTAACACGATAACCAAAAAGCCTTGCTATCTTAACCCCGCTAGAAAATTTTCTAGCTGTTGGTAAAAAAGTTTCTCTAGCTTTATTATCAAGATAATAACCAATCATCTCAACCATTCCTGACCAAATTGATATCCCCTTGACCCATGGATTACTCTCTGTATGGTCAGTTATTTCTGGAACTAAATTTTGGAACCTGTTAAGTACATTATCTTTTATCTGTTCAAAAGACCTAGTTACATAACCTACCCATGGATTTAATATTCTCATAATTAATCAATTAACTCCCTATAAAAAGGAAATATAAAACTATCTACAACATTTGAAGCAACAATAGTATACTGTATTCTTATATCTACTCTAGAAGGTTCTTTACTATTTATCTCGATATTAGTATTAACACCTTCAACTCTTTTTTCCCATTCCTGTATAGCTTCACTTACATGGAAATCTAACAAACTAAATAATATAGCATCATTTGGTTCATATAATAATTCTCTAATATAAGAACCAAAATCTCTATTAAATAACTGACTACCTTTTTTTGTTTCCAAAATACGAACTATAGACTGTTGAATTAAATCCAATCTTGAAGCTGTTCTGATAGAACCAAATTCATCTATTTCAAAAGGGTACTTTATACCTACGCCTAAGAAGTCTCTATTTGCCATTAGTCTACATTTAGTTCTAAAATTATTGGTGAAGGATTAGTACTAATAATAGGTCCATTTATTCCTGGTCCAATTACATTTATTAAACCTGTAGGTATTGTTATCCTTAATCTACGTATAGTATCTATCATTAATTCTGTTAATTCCTCAGCATGTATTCTTTCCAATACTTCACGATCATCTTCATCTTTTGACCTCTCTATTACCCTATCAGTAAATTTAAGTACTTGTTGCTGTATTAAAGATTTATCTACAATTAAAGACATTATTCATTATTTTTTAGAAACAATCTAATTTTTTCACCCAGTGTCACGTACTCAGCTAAATTATTAAATGGATAAGGACCTGAAGTTGTTCTTTCAAATATACCAAATAAATCAGTCATAAACCGACCTAGATTCTGATCACCTTTACCAATAAACAAACCTTCTTTATCAATGACAACTTTAAACCCACTATTATCTTCAATAGTAATTGATTCTTCTTCATCATCTAATTCAAATCTTCTATTTCCAGGTGTTTGAATTAAAAACTTCTTTTCTGATGTTATGTTATCAGGTTTATTATTCTTGACCCACCATCCAGTTTCATACAATGGAAATCTTGTATTTCCATTCTCAAAACTTACATAAATAGGATCACCTATATTTGGAACAACAAATGTTCCACTATTTAATCCTGGTACACCTACTCCTCTAGGGAATGCCCAAATATCTGGAATAGTATCACCATATACTTGAGGAACACGAACTTTTACCCTACCACAAATATCTGGGTCTTTGTTATCTGAAACGAATCCCCTATAAGTAGAGTAGTACAAACCAAAATACTCTAGGCCATGTCGCATTAACTTTCTCTTAAATCCTGTTATACCATCCATTACTCAACAATAAATCTAGACAATTGAACTGTATTATTTGTGGAACTATTACCAACACTAGAATTAACACCACTTAATTCAGCAGTTTCAGATTCATTAGTAGGCTTATTTGTGGCATTTCTTTGTAATTCCATTGTAGTAATAAAGCTAGTAGAATCAACTTTATGTGTTATTTTGACAACATACCAATTACCTTGATGTTTCTGTGCTACATTTGAAACTGTAATAACTCTATCAGCTCTTAATATAGGATCACCCTCAATAGACAAAGATGCTTTCACATCATTCAAAGAAGAATCTATATTTTTCTTATTTGATTTTGTTCTAGCTTCAGTACTATCTGCAACTGGTTCATGTAACTCACCTTCAACAGGTTCTGGTTCAACACCTCTACCAGCAACATCAGAATAATTTTCAGCACCTTGAACTATATACTTACTAGAATGATTACCTAATTTTGATTCTGGTGAATTTTCGTTTTCAGTTTCTGAAACTAATTCTTCACCATCAAATGGATTAATAGAAACCACACTAGACTTAGCAGAAAATTCAGATTTAGAAGTATCTTGTTCTTTTACTGAAAAGCTAATTATACCACCATTCTCTTCATTATATGTAAAAGTTCTTCTAGAATTCTCAGATAATGATCTTGGTTTTACAACTAATGATTGACCTCTCGTGTAAACTATAAATTCACCATTTCCAGAAATAGACATTAATTTTTTTATCATATCATAATCTGTCTCATTTGTTTGAGGAAAAAATTCTATCTTTCTAGACAATTGATCTACACCAGATACCGCACCTTGTATATCTGCATTCAAACCTTTTTCAGAAGCGACTTGTTCTATTATCTCCCTAGACGAAAGATTTTGCCAAACTCTTTTCTTTCTACCTTTCTTTAAAACAATTCCTAAATCAGTAGCTTTGATAGATATTGTAACCACCTTCCCATAGTTTACAGAAACATTGCTTATTCTAGCCCTTCTTTCACCACTATAAGCACCTTGATAATAACCAAAACTATAAATTAATATTACTCCATTAGCTATAGTTCTATCATCAACCAATGAAATATCAACACCTTCCATAGACAAGCTTAAAACGTCACTCTGTTCTACAGAATCTACTAGAGAAAAAGATTTTATAAAGTTTGTTAAATCAACTTCTCTTCTCTGTGTTATTACTCTATAAAAAGGAGATTTAGCCATTAGAATTCACTATTAATAAGAAATTATAAATATCAGGTATCACTATCTCTGAACCTACCAGATCAGATAAATCCAAAGGGTTTTCGACATCATTTGCATCAGCTATTATCCACCAGAACCTTTCTGATCTTTCTACTAAGAAATTATAATACTTCCAAGCAATAGTATCTATGGTGTCAGAGTTTTTAACTGTATGGTATTTATCACGTTCACTACCTTCCCAAGTTATTTTATCTCTGACTAGTTCTTGTTCTCCATTCTGAAATACTTCTATTCTCCCATTTGAATAAAGGTTACTTTGGAGTAATTCAGTTACTGGTATACTATCCTCTAACATCTCTGATCCTCCTATTCCTTTCAGGGTCTAAAATTAATTGTATTTTTACTGTTGATCTAATCGGTAAATATTCAAATCTGTTATCATAATTTGAATAAGTAGCATTTACACTTTTGACTATCCAAACTTCATCACGAAGAAATTTACCCATTATTATTTTCACATTTCTAGCTGGTCCAAACCCAGCATCAGTCATTGCTAATGACTTCAGGAAATTTACTTTTCTCTGTACATCTTCTCTATTAGGTTCATCACTAAAAAAATCTATACTAAAATTTAATGTATCAGAACCACCTGTATATTGGAACAGATCATTATTCCTACCAGTTACAGCTATTGGTTGTATCTTAGCTGTTCTAGTCCAACTTAGATTTTCTGGCATAAATTGAAAGTTTATCCTTTCAAAAGGAGGAAGCGTTTCAACCATAAATATTCTATCATCAGTAGTATTAAAACCCATTAGTCAATTATTTCATCATCAAACTTATTTACTTCATTTATTGATTCTGCAACTTGCCTACCATCCATCAATATTTTATTCTCTACTATTATAGGTTGAGAGTTTTCAGGAGACTGAACGTTAATTGTAGGTGATCCAGCCTTAGCACGTAATTGTTCTTTCTCAACTATTATGTCATTAGATACTTTGTTTATATCATCTAATCTACTATCAGAAGAAGCTTTAAATTTACTATCAGTAGAAGTCTCTTCAACTTTTACAACTGTATCGCTTATGTCAAAAAACTCACCAATAGAACTAATAAAACCTTTAACGCCATCCCAAATACCCATTATTTTGTCTTTTATAGTATCAAAGACACCAGATAATTTAGTACCTAAAAATCCTAGAGCGCTAAAGAATAATTTTATAGGAGCTAACAGTACCCTGACTACACTACCCAGGACACCAGTACTGTTATACAGTTCTCTAAACCAATTTATTACTGTCTCTATTGCACTAGAAAAGAAATCGAAGACAGCAGTGAAACTATCTATTATTGCTTGGAATGTATTTAGCGCCATATCTTTCATGTTACCAAAAAACTCAACAACACCTTTTGAGAAATCCATTACAAATCTCTTACCACGAACGAACCATGCACCTATACTTTTTACAACTTCTAATAACCCTAATTTCTCTAGGGCTTTTTCAGTTTTTTTACTCAATGAAAATCCTTCAGCCGTGAAACTATCCCATATTTCCATTACACCAGTCAATAAACCTCCCACCTTTTGAAGAAATCCTAAGAAACCACCTTTCACCTCTCCACCATCAGCAACTTTATTAAACTCAGAAAATGCACGTACCACATTTGATACACCAGATACGATCCACCCTATGGGGCCTAGAACGCCTAATATTACATTACCCCATATAGCCATTTTTTCACTCCCTTCAGTTACCATTTCCCAAGCTTTTTTAGCTATGAAAACAAATGTTACTATTGCGGCAACTATCAATGTTATAGGCCATATTGATGCAGAAAGAGTAACACCAAAAGTAGCTAAAGCTGGCGTGACAAATGACATCACTGTACCCCAAGCAGTCATAGCACCAACTACAGCAATAATACCACCAGCAATCATTACTAATATTTGACCTACTTTTGATTTTAATATCATTGAAAAAAAGTCTAATATAGGTATTGTTACATTTATTATCATTTTAACTAGAGGTGCTAAAGCATCACCTAATCTAGTTAATACTGAAGTTAATTTCTTACCTCCTTTGTCTAGAACAGCTTGTAATGTTTCATTCTTAGCATTAAATTCAGCCATTATAGAATCAGTGTTAGTAAGAGCTTTTCCAGCTTGTCCAATCCGTTCACTTACATTATCTATATTATTAGCATATTGTATAAATACATTTGACATTCTAGCACCAGTAAGTCCTAATCCTTTTAATTTTTCATTGAAATCAGTAGCTAGAGGATTCTGTTCTTTCAACTTTTTGGCGACCATATCAAAAGCAGACAAAGAATCATTGTTTGCTAAATCTTTAAACTGCTGCCTACTAACACCTATTGCATCTGCAAATTTATTTGTATCTGAAAGCATTTTACCCATTGCTAAAGATATATTAGAACCTAACACCTCTGAACTAAGACCTGTTTCAGACATAGCGGTTGCAATACCAAAAATCTGTGCTGATGAAAGACCAGCAGAGCTTTGAAGACCAACTAATCTATTAGTTACATCAAAAATGGTGCTTTCTGTAGCTTTAGCATTTGCACCCATAAAATTTAAAACATTACCTACAGACAATAAATCTGTCTCTAATGATCCACTGTTTATATCTTTTAAATTATTACTTAATTGTGCTACACCTCTAGCTAATTCTTCTGGACCCGCAAACTGATCTCCTAAAGCAACATTTAATTTATCTATTGCGTTTGTGAAACCACCAATATCTTCTTTTGCGACACCTAGAGAACCTCCAGCCTTTGATATCTCTAGTAATCCAGCTAAAGATGTTCTAGTATCTAGTGCTTCTAAATCATTACGAAGCATTTGTAACTCATTACCAGTTATACCTGTAGTCTTTGTAACATCAGCTAACTGATCAGATAATTGGGCACTACTTCTTATTGCAGCACCAAAACCACCAATCAACACAGCACCTATAGCTAAACCACCAATTGCTTTACCAAGAGAACCTATACCCTTTGTCATTTTCTTGGTACCAGTTTCTACACTCTTATCTAAAGAATTAAAATCATTTTTTATTGCTTTAGCTGGACCACTAAAACCATTGTCCAAAGTAAACTGAACACCAAAACCAAGTTGTGAAGCTCCAAAAGGCATATTGATTCATTTGATTATTAGCAATATAATAAAATAGGGGTGAATTTACCACCCCTATTTTTTATTAGCAGATTCTAACTGCTTTTTCTCCTGTACCTTTTTATCATGCATTCTATTTATCCAAGTATCTATAGTTCTCAAAGAACTAGACATGAATTCATCATATGGCACACGAAATCCCAAGTAATTTAAGTCAAAGAATATCTCATCTAAATCGCTTGGGATGGGAAGAAAAAATCTATAGTAGCAACAAGGTCTACCCTAGCTTGTTTTGAAGGGTCTTCTTGATGCTCAATTGTTAAATATGTATCAATGTATCCTTCCGTCTCTCTCATTGTTTTCCTGAACTTCTCAACCTCATATATACCTTCATCATCAAAGTTCCATTTCATAGGAACTACACCAGAACCATCTGATTTTGCTCTCATTTCCTTTGGTTCTCTCATTCTGATAGGTAAATTAATATCTCTTAATGATTTAGATACACCATTAAATTTCTCCTCCTGTTTACCAGTGCTACAATTCCACTTTATGAGTAAACCATCTTCAGTTTCATAATCCTGTTCTAAGTTTTCAGATAACATGTCAGAATATGAATCATACATTTCTGGATAATGATCAGACATTAATTCTTTTTCCTCATCAGACATTTTATCCATGTGATTTTTAACCCATTTGTATGGATCAAAAGTAAAAGAATCTCTAGTAAATATAACAGAGTAATCATGAGTTTCCTTTTTACCTCCTTTTATAGGCCATTCATAGCTGAAGTTAAACTCTTCTTTATATCTCAAAGAAAACTGTCTTAACTCGACCAACGCATACTTTCTATCGTTGGATAGCATGTTTTCTATGTCTGTTTTGATAACATTAGATTTATCACCTAATGTAATAGAACAATCTGAAAGCATTTGATTAAATGTAGAAGGATCACCAGCAGAACCTTCTTTAGTGATTGTACCTTGATCTTTTCCAGTTAACTCCCTAACTGTCATTTTCACTCCACTAGGGAGTATAAAACTGTGTTGTCTTGCCATAATTCTATTTTTTTTTCTTATTATTTTTTCTCCAATTCTCAAAATCAGCATGAGAAACCTGATTCAAACGTTCTTCTGTTTGTTCTGGATTTTCTGATGTAATTGGATTATTTAGGACACTATCAGTCCTTTCTTTTGATAGTACATAATTAGCAAAGCTAATCATATCTTTTGAGTTGAAATAAGTTACCATCTTCTATTTTCATGGTTTACGTAATACATATTCACTAATTTAAACAACAAAAAACAAAAAGCAAGGCGTTAACCTTGCTTTGTTCCCATCGCTCTGAATTATGGCGCTCACAACTTACGGAAATTCTATGCTTGACCAGCACTAAATGCCTGACCAGCAGCCACTGCCGCAGTACCTCCAAATATTGCATTGAACGTATCACTATTTGTTGGTACATATAATTGAACAGCAAAAGTAACTTCTTCAATTATATTATCAGAACCTTGGCCAACATAATTAATACCTTCTATTTTCTTGACCCATACATCACCTAAAAAGAATGATTGTGCAGTTATGGTCATATCAGGTGACATCTCCTTTAAGAATCCAGTTCTAACAAAATCTGTCTGCAATCCTGTAGCAGCCTGAGCCATCATTTCCCATGCCCAATTGTCATTTCTGTTCGCTGGCTTTAGTTTCTTAACAACTAAATCACCAACAGTCATTTTACCCGGTGTTTTAGCATTAGGTATATTACCAGGCGCAGCATGTTGCACCTCTGTCAATTCAACAGGAGGTGAACTAATTTCTTGTATTGCAAAAGCATCAGCACCTTCTAATTCTAGAAGGTATCTAAAGTTTTTTCTTGGGTTTAATAATCCAGCCATTTCTTAATAATTTTTTGATTAAACATTTGGAGTTTCAACCACAGATGCGATTGAATTGGAATCCGTAACTACTACATCTATTCCTATGAATTCTGTTGCACTTATTGGAACACAAACGAACCTAACACGATATTTACCATTATTAAGATCATTTAAGTCATTAAATGAAGCATCTTCAAATCTATCTACGTCTTGATCACCAATCCAGAACCAGTTTCTACCTTCTCCCGGAAGAATAGCACGACCAGCTACTAAAACATTTTCAATAAATGGTTTTACTCTTCTGTAAATTGATTTCCAAGTTTGAGGATCATTAGGATTAAATAATTCAATCCTAACTAATGGTGGTAAAGCTCTTTGTATAAACATTGCTAAATCAGCTACATTTTCCTTATTTAAAAGGGAACTTCTATTTCTAATTAAAGACCTATTGCCCCAAACAATAGTACCATACGTCTCATCATCACCAACAAAATTCACACCATCTATATGAGCAGCATCAGCCGCATCTTGATTTTCAGGAGATAAAAAGTTTATGTTACCAACTCCATTGTTAGGAGCTGAAATTACACCCCTTTGTGGTCCAGCAGCAGTCCACCAAGGACCAAATTGGGGATCAGAATCTGTTATTGCTCTACGACCTAAGAAATCAACTATTGCTGGTATCTCTAAAGTTCTTTCTACATCATCAGGATCAGTTATATCAACTTGACCACCCCATATAGAACCTCTCCAATCATCAATAGCATTGTGATTGTAAATATTCTCTCCTAATCTATAATCTTTTGCTCCATCAGCAGTTACATTTATAGGAGATGCTATGTGATACCTCATATCACCTCTGTTAGCAACGTAAGCCGCTAATGCGATATCTACGCTAGGACTAGGCCTATCTATATTCGCTATCCTTAACGCATCTGTTACTCTACCAAAAGACCACCATCCAGTTTTAGCAGTCTGATTACCTATGTAATCATTATCATCAATTAATGATATATCTTGTACACCACCAATTAACTCTCCTGATCCCACATTAACAGAACCTATCACACTAGATATCTGAACGAAGTTTAATTTTTTGTTAGCATCTAAAATCTGTGATGCGTTTGGAGACTTAGGAAAATTACTTACTGAGATAGTAACATCACTTTGATTAGCAGTTACAAATATATCAATTTTATCAGTCTGACCGCTTGCAGCTTCTAGTACTTCAATGAATGTTCCATCATATCCAGAACCAATTTCCTCAGCATCAAAATAAATTGCATTCTCAGTACCCGTAACACCACCTGAAAAAGATAAAGGTAATGCAGAAAGATTACCAGTTCCATCATCAGAAACTACATTTACCGGACTTGTGTTTATTGTATCTCCTAATCCTTGTGGAGCAGACATTACCAATACATTATTAACTAAATCTATTGAATCAACATCATAACCCAAGTTACTTGAATTAATTATTACAGACATTGCAGATATTACTTCAGACTCTGTATCAGTAGCTTGTACTTGATAGGCAGCTACATTAACACCATCATGATTTATAGTCAATATATTTCCACTAACAGCTAAACCAGTGAAATCAATAGAAACACTAGCTCTAGTTTCAGCAGAACCTGTATCTCCTAATCTAAGAGATGCTTTTGATCCATCTAATGTTGTCACATCTGAAGCATCAGAATAATGACCTAATCTAGATACCCATAGTTTACCACCAGCATCTAATATTCTTAGACAATAAAGAACAAATTCATTGTTTTCTAATCTACCACCCAATTCACGAATAAATTCGTTTCTATTTCTAATGAAAACAGGTTCACCTATAACTCCTCTAGAAGTCGGCCCCATTAAACAAATTATTGAATTAGTATCTCTGTTGAAAACAAGTGATCTATCCTCAACCCTTGCGACAACCTTTGGAACACCAGTAAGTCTATTTCCCATTGCTTAAATATTTTATTAATTGAATGATTTCCATTTTAATATACACAATAATAACAAAAATTTACACGATTTCTATATCCCAACCAATAATTTCACTAGTATCTACAGGTTCAAGCAATTGTTCTTCCTTAACAAAAACCTCTTCTATAGATATACAATTGATTGGAACTACGTTCTCTCTAATTATTTCAGGTTGAGTAATGTAAACATCTCTAGCTTGATATCTATACATTCTTTCTATGTATTCGCTACCTTTAATTTCAGTAGGAGTTCCATCAATATAGAAGTCAAAATTACCCTCAACTCTTTCCCTTCTTCTATTATAACACTGTATGTTAGTCTTGATTCCGAAAGCAGATGCTATTATTTCATCAATAAATCTATGTTGATTAGCTTCTTTTGTATAATATCTTATTTCATACTCAACAGAAAATGATTGATTCTGATGCCTTACTTTATTCCATCTATTATTAGAAGGATTATCCACATCTATATTAGTTGGTTCTAGTTCAACTGTATTACCAAAACCTAAAGTACCTGGTTCAAAATAATTTCTCCTGATATCAATTCTTGAATCTGTGATCTCATCTTTTGACCTATTATCTCCGGGATGATAAACAGGACATGGTATCTTTCCAGAATCTCTTATCAATTGTATAGCATTTTGAAAATCTAATTCATTTACAGGAACTGGTAAGAAATTATTTATATTAGGCCATAAACCAAAAGAACTAACTACATCTTCTAATTTAGCAGCTATACCAAAATCAATTATTTCTAATGGAGTTATCATGTTCTATTCTTAATGTTTTTAACAGCTATTGATGCAAATAATTTCTTATCTCTTATCCACTTTTCAGTTTCTTTTGATGTAGGTTTCCACAGTGGTCTAGCTGGAATATCACGACTCCCAAACTCATGAACTGCTGCAATACTAATTATATCATCACCAGACCTATTAGTTGTGTCTTTTTTAACCCCAGCAAAAGCGGTATTCTTAGTAGTGAACCTTGTTATTGATTGAATATAATCAGTACTAGCAATCAATATATTATCAGACTGACCTTTTCTTGACTTCTGTGCTTTAGTCTTTGACTCCAACCCTTGCCAGTTCAAGTCTTGATTCTGTATATGCTTCACAGCGATTCTTTCAGCCTTTAGAGCTACTTGCATCAATCCTACGGTTCTAGCATCACGCATGTCTTTATCAAGGTTCAGGACAACCCTATGAACCTTATTCCAATCGCCAGTTTTTTTTACACTACCCAACTTTCTTCTGTCTTTTGAAATGTAACTTAACTACTGCATATCTATCATCAAAAGGACCTACTTGTTCGTCACCTACTAAATTAAATATATCACCTTGTAGTATAGCAGTGTCTAATGCGGAATTTATTAAAGGCTTTTTAGTGGTAGGATCAGTTAATCCTAATGACTCTAAATCACGCCAGTAAACTAAAAAATAACCTTCTGAAAGGTCTATATTACCAGTGTGCATCCTATCATTTTCAGCACCATTACCATCTTGATCAAAAATAGAAAGACACCTAACTATGACATCTGTATAATTTTTCTCTGAATTATCTCCTGTATCATAACCACTAAAACTTCTGGTCTTCCTTCTTAAAGTAAGATTAATATTAGCAAACGTATCAAACAGGTCACCTATTGCACCATCAAAAACATTCCAATCATCACTTGATAATAAATCAGCCATATTAACAACAACCAGTTGAACCGCAACTGAACGCAAAACCAGCGGCACCAACATCAGATGGGCCACAAATATTATCTCTATCTCTACATAATGGTAATGTAATATTCATTGATCTAGCTAGATTACATATCTCTTCTTTCAATTTACTAATTAAACTATCTGTGTTAACTAAAAGAGAAGAACCATCAGAAGCTTTAGGTATTTGAAATTCAGCTTCCGTCACATCTGCTTTAGCTCTTTTTAATATCCTATTACCAGTTGCCGCATTCCCATTCTCACCTACAGTATTCTCTGTGGCTTTTTCACAAACCAAATTATAAGCTGTATAAAGACCTGTTAATAATTTCTCCCTATTTGTATATGTTGATTCGTCTTCTGAATCAACATCATTTTTACCCAGGTATTCCTGTAATGAAAATTGAGATTGACATACAAAAATATCTACCTTAGAAACATCACTTGGATTATCTTCTGATAACCATGTTGCTCTAGAAAATGCTACTGATGAAATTGTATCTATTGCCATAATCAAAAAAAGCCCTTATTGGGCTCTGTTTTTGTTTCTTCTTTTTCTACCCGACCTTTTTGGACTAGTCTTTTTATCAGGAACATCTTTTAAACTAACATCCCTATCAATAACTTTTCCCGGACTAGTATCTAACTTATTGACTTGTTTTAAAACAGGAACTTTTTTTAAAACAAAAACTAGGAAACCTTTATTAATACTATCTACAACACTTCTTGACTTTTTAACCCTATATGTAATATTAGGTAATAAAGTATTACCATCTATCTCTAGATGTGGTAATGAGTTCGATAATTTAACAAAGATTTCCAAGTGAATTATTTTTTACTATCGTCTGAACCTTCTGTAACTGGTGGTTTCAGAGAAGCAATTTCTTCTTTTAACAAATCGTTCTCAGTAATAATGTTTTCCATTGAAGATTCTAAAGTTGTAATTTTAGATTTCAAATCATCATTTTCCTTGATCGCTTTTTTCAAAGATGTTTTAGCAGCTTTTAAATCACTAGCATCTTTAATAGATGATTTCTTTTTTGCTTCGTATTTTTTACTATACGATTCAAAATCTGATTTACTAGCAATAACTAAACCTCCCTGGCTTATTGCAGCATTAACTTTTGGACTTCTTTCGACTTCAACTATTGCATCCCCCGAAACTTTTTTTCTAGAGTCCTCATTTTGTGTTGGGTCCCAGAAATTAGTTGCCTTTCCTAATTTTACGTAAATTTTCTCAGCCATAACTTAATTTATTAAAACAAATGAAAAGGGGTTTTTACACCCCTTTATTTAAAACAATTTTATATTAGAATTGTCTGAAAGACTCTCTAATTCTAGAATCAATATCCATAAAGTCAGGAAATCCATTAGTAGCATAGTCAAGAGACTTATCTACAATTAATCTTGCATCTCTCTTTACAATAGCAAAACCAATAAAGTCAGTTATGTAAAGTTCTTCAGTTTGATTTTTTGGATTTCTTCTTCTTTCTGTCATCATACCTCTATGCATCAATTTTACCATAGCTCTATTTGGACAAACCATTACAATTTGATCATTCGGAGGAACATGAGTGTCAATATCAAAATTATCAGGAACACCAATAATTGATCTAACTGATGCTAATCTAGTACCACCATCAAACCCTTCAAATCTATCTATTGAAGTGATATCAATACCATCTTCTTCACCAGTGATTAAACGTTCGTAAGAACATCCCAATCTGGTACCTCTTGTGAATCCTCTTTTAAGATCACGATAAGCAAAAGTTCCAATTGCATCAACCCCTATCACAGGAGCAGATTCAGTACCATCTGCTTGCTCACCATTCAACAGAATGTCTAATGCAAGTGAATCAGCACCTATAGCCATATCATTTCCAACCTCTTGTAAGAATATGAAAAGGATATCTAAAGTTGATTCAGTAATCAACTCATCAGTAATTCTAAATCCAGTACCTACTTTATGTACTTTCGCTTCTTTCTGACCGAACTGAACAGAACCCATTGGAATGTCACCACCCTCAGCAATTTTACTTGGCATCCCATCACCACGCATGATTCTAGGCATTGTAATAGTTCTCTTGTTCATGCTCTGAGTAGAAGCAATCCAATTCATGTGCATTGCACCATGAACATATCCAGTTCTTATTGCTGCTGAAATTAATTCTGGAATAATAAATCTATGATCAGGATTTACAGAAACAGTGTTTCCTTCTCCACCACTAATGTTAGTCTCAAAAGACATTCCATTACTGTGATCAACCATTATACTCTCAAAAGAGCTAATGTTTAAATTATCATATCCTAACTCTCTACATGCGTCTACTAAAGTCATGTTTTGAGTATTAATACCTAATTGATGTAAAAATGTTTGTGGAGTACATCCATAATACATTTTTAACGCTCTTTCAAGAGGTAAATCAACAGGATTCATCAACTTACCTTTTGAATCTTTTAACTTTCCAGTTCTAGCTTCAGTAACATACTGTGAGAACTCACCTAAAGTTCCAAACACAGTGTCTCTTACATCAACAGTTTTAATTGTTCCTACACCATTTGCTTCAAAAGAAACATTGTGTTTTTTCAATTCTTGTAATTCTACAACAGCCATTGTTATGATTTTTTAATTGTTAAACTATCACTAAGCAACGGTTTCACCTATTGCTAATATTCCAATTCTAATTTCTGAATCAGCAGCCCCACCGGACAACACAATTCCTTTTGCAACTACTCCTGATGCCGCTATTGCAACTTCTGGAACTCCGTTTGCATCCACATTACCATTAAATGTGACTTTATCACCAGCAGAAGCAGTACCACCCACTATCTTTACTAATGAATCTGTAAGATAACTAACTACAATAGTAACTAACTCACCTGATTTACCTCCTACAGTACAAACACCAATGTGTTCATCTGCCGCAGCAGCTGGTTCAACCGAACCATTAGCTGATAATTTAACTGGTTGGCCAGTTTTTATTTCACTAGTAGCAGTGAAGGTCTGATGGATAAATCCTCTACCGACTTGCTTATGAAGTGTTTTACTTGCTGCGTGAATACTTCCTGTTGACATCTTTCAATAATTTAGATTTTTGACAATTTAAGTTGATCGGCAAAGCCCATCGAATCATTAGGTTCCTCTTGTTTACCGTTGGCATTTCCACCTTCTTCAACCGAACTTCTAAAGTTTATTTCATTAGAACCACATTTCTTACAAGCAGCCCCAAAGGAATTCAATGCTTTACCACCGAACATTTTTATTTTAGCTTCAATACTATCGAAAGAAGATTCAGAACTAAGTTCATCTAAAATTGTTTGATCAGTTTCTCCATTTACGCTTTTAGTATACATTTCTACAGCGTAATCTTGACGTTTCTTTAATAAACCATCAGCTTTTTCTGCTTTTGGTTTTAATTCAGCAACTTCATTTGTTAAAGAAGTAACCTTACCTTCCAATACAGATTTATCATCTTGTAAAGAAGTAATCTTTTGATTATCAGCTTTTAAAGTAACAATTTCACCTTCCAATGAAACAACTTTACTAGCATCATCTTTCAATTTATTATAATCCTCAGATTTTGAAACAGTGAAAGAGTTAACCACTTCTTCACTTAATTCTTGAACTGTAGTATTGAATTTAGATGCAATTAATTTTAATAACTCTTCCATATTACTATCTGGTTTTTTACCACTTGAATTACTCAAACTTAACGAATTATTTTCTTTCAAACAAAAATCAATATAAAACAACCCCTTTTTGTATTCGTCTACAACCTTTTCTGATGCAGATAATTCAACAATTCCAGAATTGTCAACATATTTAACCTCTCCATCTTCATCCAGTATTCCCGCATAAGGATCAGCACCTAACCACACTAACGAAGATTCATGTACTTCAGTGATATTAGTAACTATTCTTCTTACCATTTCACCATCAACTTCTGTTCCTAATTTCTCCCAAAAATCCCAAACATTATCAAACTCATGTGATGATTCCCATTCAAAAGCTATTGTTACAGAAGCACTTTTAACATATGGTACAGGACCAGACATTTTACGTACTAATTTTGGGTAAAGTTTTGAATCAACAACTACAGGTGCATCAATTCCAGCTGGTATTTTAACACCTTTTTTATTAGTATAAGAAGTAGTCCATTTTGGTTTACCCATGTGACCCACTTCATTTCCAACCATCATGTTATGATTAGTATAAACTGGTTTATTCTGAAAAAATTTCATGGACGCTCTAAGAACTCTTTCGTTACTAAAATCAGTAGCTTTCCAAGTACCAGCACCTACAACAGTTGCTGATAAATGCCTAAATGGAAACTCAACAAAATCTCCATCTTGTGGAAAAGGAGGTAAATCATCAGCAACTAGATTTATATCACCTGTCCTTGCATAGTCCAAGTCTTCAACCATTTGTTGTTGATGCTCAATATGAGTATCATCAAAATTATTCTTAAAATGTATCCTTTGATTACCGTTTACTTTTGGCATAGCTATCCCTGTTTGCAAACAATAATAATAAGAATTATTTAAAAAACATAAATATCTAAGTAATTCTAAATCACAGCTAATATGCGACCTCTACAATGGGGATGATATGAAGGTGTGTTAATTCCTGATGCTTGTAACTGGGATGCATCCATATTCTGAAACTCATTTATTCTAATCGTTGTAGCGAAAGGAGTTATTTCAGATATGTTCTGTACAGGTTGATCTACAAGCCTTTGTAAGTTTTCTACGGCGGTTTGAACTTCTAATATCATACCATTCATATGTCTGCAATAATCACAAGTTTTACTGTCTATTATTTCAACGACTTCAAATTGTTGTATACCAGCCTGATCTATGTACATAACAGAAGAATAACTCCTTGCTTTATTAACAGTAGTTTCTATTATTCTTCTTATTTTCCAAGACTCTAGTCCTACCTGATCTTCAAAAGCCTGTATGAATCTTTCAGTATTTTGATTATTAGCAACAGGTACTTCACCATTTTCAAAAGCATCTTGTACCCATAAGTTTATTCTATTAATAGTGTCCTCATCAGTTATGAACTTACCTAACCATATACTATCAATGTTTTGCAAGTATTCTATAGCAGCAAAATCAATAGTAGAGAAAACAGATTCTGGGATATCAAAGAAAGATTGTTTTTTGTCGAATCCTCTAGCATCAGTAAAAATATCCTCTCTACTTCTATAATATCCATATATAGATTCTAAATGACTTTGTGCAATTGGAACCACTCTTTCGCTAAAGTTTTCTTCCCATCTTCTTAGTAATGACGTAAGAATTAATTCCTGTACTTGTTCTAAACTAGAAGTCTCATTTAAAGAACTTAAATCACTGTTTAATGATCGTGCAGCAGAAGATATAGAAGAATTAAATGCTTTTGCAACTTCACTTATGTAAGATTTAACTTGACCATTTATAAAATTGTCTTCAAAATCAGTTACATCAATTAAACTAGTATAAGAATCACGTCCATATGAATGGGGAATTTCATAGTCATACTCTTTTAAATGAGCTTTCAAGTTTTTTTTTAACTTTGATAGTTCCTCTTCAGCATCTTCTTGATTAGGTTGTTCATTACCATTATTTATTACTTGAACTCTTGGTTGTTCTTGAGAAGGCATTTTATGACCTAAAGCCTGCGCAAATTGCGTTTGATCTATTAATCCTTGATCATATTGTTTTTTATATAAATCAAATTTTGAATTTTCAGCTTGTAAATCCTTTAGTTTATCATTAACCATTGGCTTCTCAAACTCTACCTTTATAGTACCTGGAGAAAAACCAGCAAGTACTAATTCTTGCATATAACATATCTCTAAAAAGTTAGCTACAGTATTTTGATAATTCTGTATTTGCTTAGACATCTTATTCAATATAACTCTCGCAAATGTTTCTGTAGTGCTAAAGTTCTCACCATGCATAGATGGGTCTTGCTTTACTCCAGAAAAAATAAGTTTTTTAATTATAGACATTAATCCTTCAGCTCCTTGAACATTACTGTTACCAGCTTCAACGTTAAAATCTGCGTGTCCTTTATAACCAACAGCTACTCCTTTTGAAAACTGTCTTTCAGCTTGAGGAACGACGACATCATTTAAGTAATTTTGCACCCTTATCCTATAAGTATCATCACTTTCACCATCATCATGTTTAGGAGCTGTAACCATGACACTCAAAAAACCTAACATACCTATTCGTTTCATCATGTTTTTGAAACTTTTAAGCATGTCTTCTTCCACTAATAAATCTTCAATAGCAGAAAAGAAAGGGGGCGTTGCGATGGGAGATGTTTTATATCTCTTCATAGCTAAATAAGAATAAGTGGCTTTATTTAATCTTATATAACCTAAACTATTTGTTTGAAAAACACCTAATCCTATACTTTGTTGAATAGGGTTAAATGAATCTTCTTCTTTATCATAAGTAAATCTTATGTTGACTGGATTTACTCTAACTATTTTTTTAATACCCGATAAATCTTCATGTGGAATTCTTTCAGCACTTATACACCCGTAAGTAGCTAATTGTACTAATAAATCATTAATTAATCCATTAGTACCATCACTAAACTCATACCAAGAACCACAAACACTATCTAAGTGTTCTTGCATTTGAACTTTTTGTTCATCTGATACATCTTCAGAAAACTTTATAGAATGTTTAGTATTACCTAGAGTAATTATGTTCTCTACAGCATATGAAATATGTCTATTAAATACCTGTAGGTTTTCTAAGTTTACCAAAAGCTTAAATGGAAAGTCTATTGATATTGGAGTTAAAGAATTAGGTAAAAAAGTATTTGCAGCTTCTGGAACCGATGATCTACTTGATGATCCTATAGGCATTTCAACAGTTTGCTCACTAGATGAAAGTTCCATTTCTTTTTTCATTAGTTCTTCCTGAAGTATCTCCATTTCACGTTCTTGATCCATGGTATTCACTTCTTTATCCTTACTTAAACTTATTTCTAATCCAAATATTTTGAAAGCCATAACGTTCTGTTTTGCCTAAAGTTAATAATTATTATCGGTTTTTGCTTATAGCAGCATAACTATCTAAAAACTCATCTTGGTCTAATTCAACTACATGATTTAACCAAAATTTAGTCTTATCACCATTGTCAATTACACCAAAATAAAAGCAAAAAAACCTACCATCTAAATCACACAACCCATGAGGTTGTATTTTTTCATCAAGTATAGAGTTGTTATTTATTAATCCTAATAAAAGATCGTTTGAAATACCTTCAGCTTCTAATATTAGCTGTTGCTTTAATTTTTCACCAGACTCTTTTAATAGGAAAAAATCAATTTCTGTTCTGAGCATAGCTAATTATTTTATCCTTTAATTGTAAAAAATCCATATCATCAGGTATTATAAAATCCTTTTTATGTCTCTTAAAGAATTTTCTTATCCTTGATACATCGCCATTATCAATTAATTCTTTTAAGTTTTTCCTATGCTGTCTACTTTCTAAAATTTGATTTACCATGCGTTAACCTTCTTTTACTAAAACCTTTTTTATAAGACCATTCCGGGTGATCTTCTATATAATTATGACATGACCTACAAACAGGCAAGAAATGTCTAGTATCTACTAATAAAGTGATATTTTTTGATAAACTATCTTGATCGGCATAACCTACTTTCCCCATTTTATGATGAATATCATTAGTAGTAAAAGTACATCCTTCTAATTTTGCTTCACAGAATGGATTATCATTTTTATACTTATTAGCAACATGTGAATAAGCATCAATCTTTTTTTTATGAGATTTACTAATCTTTGGAATTTTATAACCTTTTTTAGGTTTAATTCCAGTGTTTTTTAATTGATATTTTTTTTTAACTTTTGGTTGATATTGCTTTAGTTCTTTATGATCATCACATAACCACCACTTCCCTACTTGATTGGTTGCGTTGAATTCACCACAGTGTTCACATCTATTCATAATTTAAGGCATGATATTATTGAAGAAAGAACACCTACAGCAATACTATTACCAGCCTGTTTATAGGCTTGAGTATCTGAAACTACTATTTTATATGTTTCTGGGAAATCCATTGATCTAAAACACTCCCTACTTGTTAATCTTCTTATCCTATATGATTTAGGCCTTGTATTTAATATCTTAATGAAATTATCATCCATCCTATGACCTTCTTTTGTTGTTATAGATTTAAGAATATCATTAATACTTAATTCTGTATATTTAAATCCATTATTGTTATTTCGTTGTTTTATAGAATTTGATCTTAAATAACTTATCATTTTATAACTCAGAAAATATTTTTCATCTACATGAAAATCAATTACATCTTTTATTGTTTTATTTAATTCAACTGACTTAGGCCATTTAAAAACATTATCATCATCATCTCTGATACCTACTATAAATACTCTTTCTCTGTTTTGAGGAATATTAAAATCTTTAGAATTTAAAACAGTCCAATAAATATGATATGGTACAGAATCAGTAAATGGAAACAATGTCATATTTCCATTTACTGATTTACCTCCTAACATTTCAATCCATTTTGAAAAAGTATTACCGTATTTAGCCTTCTTGTTTCTTTTATCATGACTAAGTAATCCTTTAACATTTTCAAAAATGAAATATCTAGGTTTATTTTTTGATATGAATTCATGAGAATTATAAAATAAAACTCCTCTGTCATCATTTTCGCCTTTTCTTTTACCAGCTATACTAAAAGCCTGACATGGTGGAGATGTCATGTATACATCTAATGATTCTTCTGGTATTTTTCTATCATATACATTTTCAGGATAATAATCAGGTTCTCCATAATTTTCTATATAACTGATTCTAGAATATTTATCCATGTCACATGCAAAAATTTTATCCTGTTTTATATTTAATCTATTTAACGCTTGATCAAAAGCTCCAACACCAGAAAAATCAGAACCAGTTTTAATTATTTTATCTACCATATTATTATAAATATAACTATTTATTACTTAAATAACAAAGCCGATGTATTTTTTAAATACATCGGCTTATTTACAAAAGAGAAAACGAACTAGTAATTGGCTCGTTCAGCTAAATTAAGAGATACTAGCTTATCATTAATATTTTCACCTTCTATGTATATTATACCTAAATACCTACCATATTTTCCTTTCTTATCTTGTATGGTTTGTAACTCTATATCTTTACCTAAAATCCACTTTCTCAGACTGTCTCTTGAAACTATTCCAAATGTTCTTTTTGGCCCTCTCAATTCTGGCGCATCAATTCCATACAATCTAATCTTTTGATTCGACATGTTAATATCGAATCCTAGATCAACATCACATGTTATAGTATCACCATCATAAACCTTTGTAACTTTTGCACTATAATAGTATTTAGTAAAACTACTAAACAAAAACATGCAAATGATTATTAAACTAATTCTCCAACTCATAACTATCTATTACTTTTTTTAATTTTAAACTAGAATTATTAGTAATCTTTAATAATTCCTCTCTAATCTTACCAGTTACTAAAGAACTAATTGACTTTCTAACAAACTCATTCATCAATAACACTTGTTCTAAAGTATGTTTATTTATTTCTTTTTGTGTAGGAAAAGGTAAATCTTTTTCCATACATGAAGCTGAACAATAAGAAACATCGCAGCTCTTATCTTTATTACAAACACTACATTTATCTATTTCTCCACACATCAATTACAAATATTAAACTATATAATAAACCCAATCCTAATCCAATATAAACTCCAACAAAATCTCCTTTATACCAGGATAATAATATCACGAACACACATATTGAGTAAATAGAAATAATACTAACTTTTTTCATTCTGTAAACCTATTTTCTTTTTTCTATCACCTGTAATCAACCTCTCAGTCCAATTATTAGACATGTTTTTTTTCTTGAATGCAGAAGTTAAGAACATTATTATCCACCCAATAAACCCAGAACCGACAAATAAAACAAACTTCCATAAATCACCTTTTCTTTTACTCGAATATCTCCAAATACCAAATACTAATAAAGATAAAATAACAGTAAAAAAATACATTGTTAGTATGTGACCAACTGTTAAATATAAATCTATTGATTTATCCTCAGCTAACACTGTATTCCATATATTATAGATCATAACTTTAGTTTTTTCTCAAATTAGTTATTTTTTTAAAAAAACATTCCTTTTCAAGTATTAATCTAAAATAATTATTTCTAGCATTTAGAAATATCAACTTATTATATTTTGGAAATAACTTCATCATGATTTTATAAATCATTAACAGATTTTTTAATGAAGGTTTAAAACCGTTAGTTATGTGAACACTAACAAATCTATGGTCAGAAGAAACTTCTTCTACCAGACCAAATTCTCTGAATATTTCGATCATAATTAAAACTTTGGAAATTCTCTAATCATTAAATCTTCTGGTATTTCTTGTTTCTTATCTATCTGTTTAAAGAAGTAAGGAACATTTTGTTCTACGCAAAGATACCTCATTCCTATAGCCCAATCAGAATTGAAACTTCTCTTTTTACTACCTGATTCTCCTCCCTGAATGACCCAATCTATACCCCTTAAGTTTATTCTAGTAATATCATCAACCTGAGGTTCTATGCTTAGAAATAAATTTGATTTTGAAGGAGTACTATTTATTAATCTACTAATATAATACTCTGTGTGAATCTGTTGTGATATACTAGTGCCTAACCATACATTACTTGGATAATCACCATACCATTCTACTGGCAAATAACGAATCATATTTTCAGGCCTTTTGGTAAGGAATAAAAATATAATGTTATCGTATTCACCTCTATGAATTCTTGAAAAAAGTTCAGCTCTCATTTCACCAGTCATTGAATACCTTACTTTATAATCGTGATCAATCAGCCTTTTAGAATCTTCAAATATATCCATCATAGAACCTACAAATACTTTCTGTTTTACTTTAGACTCTAACCCTATCTTTTCAATTTTATTTAATTGATTAAAGGAAGACTTTATAATTTTCCTCGGGTTACTATCTCCCCATACACCGTTTTTATATCTAGTCTCACTTAAAACTTCAGCGTAACAATTCTTGCATCCTGTATGGACCTTAGAACAGCCCCACCACAAATTTACTGTGTGATCAGTCCATTCTATTTTGCTATTTTGTGCCATAACTTTCTAATAATTTAATTTCCAACAACATGCATTTTCCCACTCTGGGCATAGCTTTTTAGATTTACCATAAGTCATAGTTATTTTCCTTCTCCAATCCCTATACCCTTCATTTGGATTTTCACCATTTACTCTAGTAGCACACCTAGTTAATTCTTTCCCTTTTGAATCAACCAAGACCCAACCTTGTTCTTGATCTCTTACACAGCCCCATGGGGAATGACTCCAAAAACCTATTGCATACCCACCTTTAAAAACATTAGTTAGGTATAAACTTTCCCCTTGATCTGTCTTCACAGTTAAATCTTTGTCAAATACTGATTCATCAAGTTCGTTATATAATGAAGCTGTATCTGGATGTAATAAATAATATTCTTGCATAACTTTATCTCTTTTGTTAGTATGTTATACTTACAAACATAACAAAAGGTTACAAACATAACAAACTATTATAAAATTAATCTCTTAACTCATTGATTAATAGATCATAATTATCAGAAATATATTCCTTTATTTGTCCTTAACATTTATTTTCTTTATACAACCAGATTAAATAACTAGCTGGAACATTAGCCATCTTTACACCTTTGTACTTACCCCATGGCATTAAATCAATGTCTTTCATTTGCTTAATTTTTTAATTATTTTTCTTAATTCCTTTTTTGCCTCAGTATCACACCAATTATTAACATAACTTCTAGAGTCTTTACCTTCTGTGTGAGCCTTTACATGTTTTAAATGAAACTTAGGTCTACCTAATTCTTTTATTAACTTACTAAATTTTTTACCATGAGAAGAGAATTTTGATAACTTATATCTTTTTATCTTCTCAAAGTCTTTAGTGAACATATGTATTGAATTCATACTATCAGTATTTATCACCAATGTATTGAATTCTGATGCGTGTTGTTTTATAGTATATAATGCATTTATTATACATTTCATCTCTGCATCATTTGGGTCTAAACACTTATCCTTAAAATAACCAGACTTAGTTATTTTAAATTTATCACATACTATCCAAAAAGCATATGTTCCAAATTTGTATTCCGGATGGAAAGAAGCATCAGTATTTATAGTCACTATCATAAAAATGCAAACCTCCATAAGTAATACATCTTATTACCTGTTTTATAAGTTTCGTTAAAAATTTTCTTTTCATTAGGGCTTGTTGTAAATATGATCTCAGCACCTTCAGGAGGTAGTACATAATCGTACATGTGCCACTCTTCATATTCGTATCTCATCATTATACATTGAGATACATCACCTGTCAAATTATTAGGGAAATCAAAATCAACATTGACCCAATTTTCCCTCACTTTTTTTGGTGCATTTTCTAGAAACCTATAAATAGTTTCTATTCTGGAAGGGTAAAGTTTAGATTGTCTACCATCAATCATCCAAGTATGTTTCTCTAAATATCTTGTTCTCATTAATATTTTTTTCATGAATTTATTTTAGATTCATAATCCCTTAAATCATTTAAAATTAGAGTGGCTAATTCGTCTTTTGTTTTCTTTACACTCATACTAATCAAAGTTTCAATTTTAGATATTAATTGTGTGCATTTATAACCACTTATTTCTTCTGGGAATATTATTTTTTTAACATCACACCTAACTTTATCTCTTATTAATTTTTCTTCTATTAAAGCACTTTTTAAAGATGTGAAAACAGATATATAAGGAGAATCATTATAAGGTTTAGCATCATAAAACGCATACTTACCATTTATCTTTTGATATCTTAATCTTTTACTATCTAACTTACTAAAAGTAGCATGAGATTTATATTCTTCTGATAATTTTTTATATTCATCTAAAGCTATATTTGAACCGTATAATGTAAATACAGAAGGTTCTTTTGAGTAAAGTGATGGTGATATAGAGCAACTTATAAAAAATGAACCAGTATCTTCTATTGAACCTATCACTTCAAACTCTACTTTTTTCCTACTTTGAATTTCATTTTTAGCAACAAATCCATAAAGCTCTTTTTTGTTTGCTATAGCTCTAAGAACATCCTCATCACTACTATCTTCGTAATATCTTTGAGGTTTTGATCTATATTCCTCTATACTCATAGTTTCATCACCACGAACATAACATGACACGACACTAATTTTAGAAACAAACTCAAATTTTTGATCTTTATTTATAACCAAATCTAATCTTCTTTGGTCATCTGTTATTTCAACATCATCTAAATAATAATTATTACTATTGTTTAGAAATTTATTACGTATTAAATAAGAATTTGCACCTCTTACTTCTAAAACTTTTAACATTTTTTTAAATTTTAAGTATTAAATAAATTAACCAAGGCGTACTAATCTGGGAGACTTTCCAACCTTGGAAATCAAGGGTAACCACTCCCTTGAATTATATAAATAATTTATAACAAATCATTAATAAAATTGAACCAGTAAAGTAAATACCTAATGAAATTCATGTCATTGAATATTTACTAGGTATCACAAAAAACTCTATTTCGTCTGCTAAATCATCACATTCACCAAGAACTTTCATGGTAGATACAGGACTAGACTTTAACTGTGATTTTAAAGTTTCTATTATTGATCTAAAATCACCTTCATCAAAAGCCCTTTGTAAATCTATTGAAGTTTTACTACCTGGTACATTTGAATTTATTGATTTGATAATTTTTAACGATAATTCTCTCATTGTAATTTCTTTTGTTAATACAATATACTATAATTATAACAAAAGGTTACATTTATAACTAACTATTACTATATTATTTTTTTCATCCACCAATTATCCTGATGATCTTCTCCTTCTGAACATTTTTCAACTGGTTCAAATCCTAATCTAATATACCAAGAATAAACAAAGTGGTTCTTATCTGCGAATAACCATAATGATTTAAAATCTTTACATCTATGATAGAGTATTTTCCAAGAATTGCTATATGTTTTAATCATGTGTAAAATATGACCTCCAGTTTAGTGCCTGATCTTTTAATATTTAACTCTTTACAACCTTTTGATATATCGTAAATTTCAATTAAAGTAGATTTATTAATGCTATCTACTTTAGTTTTTACAGTTCCATCTGAGAACTCCTTAAACTTGTATCCTCTATCGAATAATTTTTTTCTTACTGTGTTTAGCATTTTTCTTGTTTTAATCTACTGGGTAATAATTAGGTTTTCCACACCAAAATATTATATCATCTAAATGGTTGATTTTAGCTATCAGTATGCTTCCTCTTGACATATCCCACTCATTCACTTCTATTTTAGCGCCTTCGGAATCCTTTCTAATTAATTTAGGCATATCCTTTTCCTCTCTGTGTTCCCACCATTCTAACTTGCGGAAGAGATGAGGGTATTGATCCATAAAAATAACCCAATGTTTTGTGGCTATTTTAGTCCTACCTCCGTCATCTAAAATGTCACCAATATTATGAGTTGTATTAGGATAACCAGCTATAACTTTATATCTAGGCTTTAATAGTTCTTCTGCTTTCATTGATCTATATTTTTTTCCATGAAACGTATATCTTGTTTTATAGATATAATTTCTAACATTAACTTTTCTGTCTTTAGAACTTTTAAAGCTTCTGCTTCTCTGTAGTCAAGGTACATACCAAAAAATAATGATAGTAACACTATTACTATGAACACAATGTTTAAAGTGTCTCGTATTTCTTTTTTGGAATATTTCATGTTATCAATTAAATATTTTATTAAGTTGTTGTAATTCGTTTTTTGTTATTGGTAAGCAATTAACTTCTTCTATTGTTAAATCAACTGTTACAAGTTTTTCTTTTTCATAAGTAAACTCAACTTTAAGTATTCCTTTCTGGTATCTATTAGTTTTGAATTGGTCGTGTTCGTATTGTTTTACCAATTCAAAACCTATATGTTTTATTTCTTGTTCTGTCATACCTATATTACTAATATTATTTAGGTTCTTGAGTTCTAGATATGCATCTTCGTTGTATACATACAGCAAATAGTTTGCTTCTACCTCTTGTTTAAATACTAATCCGACATCATCATTATTGATCACACCCACTTCCTACATCCAATACTGGGAAAAGAACCTTTCTTTATTTTCTATGGTGTTTTCCATCTTTATTCCTCGTCATCAAAATAGTCAATAGCATTTTGTGCTACGTCTGTAATTTCATCTAACCCTACACTTATAGGATCACCATTAGCTATTATTTCTAAAGCAGTCAAAAGCGTTTTTACTTTTTCTGTAGTTTGTTTTTCCTCTACTAATTCATTAGTCCATTCCATCACTTATATCTATTTTTGTGTTTTCCTTTAGGTTCTTTATAAGAACTTAAATCCTCTAGATTGTTGGCTATTATGTAAGCCAAACCCATTGCTAATAATGCCCCCATCACTTTTTAATTATCTTATAGGTGGTATCTGAACTACATATCTGTTAATTATCCCGGACCCATCTTCAACATGAAGATCATGAGATGAAAATATAAATACTAATCAACATATTAATTTAATTTAATTAACCCCTATTTCGTTTTGAAGTTTTTTAATCCAAGCATCTAACGTTGAATTAAGTTCTTTTTCTTTACTCAATCTACCTTGGTAATAAATGTTTTCGTTAAATACCACTGTGTTTTTACTATCAGCACTTCTCAACTCTAACATTCTAACATGGCCAACTATATTAAAAGTAAAATTATCAGTAGAACACATATTAGCCTGAACAACTAATTCACTTATCTCAGCAATCTTTTTATAAAATTCTTTCTTTAACATGTTTATCTCTTTTTGTTGTAACAAATATAATAAACAATTATAAACATAACAAGTGTGTTTAGGTATTATTTACATATTATTAAAATAATACAATGTTATTTAGTCAAATCACTAAAGGTTTTAGCTAATAAAAATTAGAAAAATACAATTAAAACAAAAAAGACACTCCTATTAAGAGTGTCTTTTAATACTTTTTTCAACCTAAAAGCTTTGTTAAGTGTGTGTACTTTTAAGTTTTAAAACATTACATGTAATCCATTTCTTCCGGTATCTTTTACTGAATCCCTCCACTGGATCAGATATGAATTTAAAAGAATGGGTAGTTGTTTTGTAATTATATTTTATCCGATTAATATCTATGGGGACAAAATATTTATAACTGGAATGATCCAGCTGAACGCCATTTTCAAGAATTACAATAGAACTAGTGTCCTGACAAACCATCTTGGAAATAGTGTCTTTACCATCTTCTTGGTAACTAGGTGTTACCGCAAAGCCTGAAATACTTATTCCTAGAACAAATAAAATCAGAGTAAATAAACTTTTCATAAAGACAATATATAACTATCTGTCTTTTTTTACAACTATATTTACAGAGAAATTAAATAAACCAAATCTAAACTCTTTTCTCCTTGCACCATTAAAATCAACACCTATAAATATTATGAATTGGTGGCCCGTGTACCAATGGTTTCTAATAATAAATTTCTTATTATTTGAAACTATAGACCTGTTTTCATTACACCAGTTGTAGAATTTACAGCTTTTCATTTATTTTCACTTACTAAAACATACTTAAAAGACAATTCACCACACCATTCAATGTGTTTATCATTATCATTAGTTCCTGTTTGCACTTTCTCATCTAAGTCATCAGCTAAATAAGTACAGTTTGTAGCTGTATTCAATAAAATGGTAATTCCTGATTTAACCCTGTTCATAATAAATTAAACAAGTATCCAATTAGAAGCCAAAAAAAGCTTACTAATATAACTATTACAATATCCCTTGTTTCAGAAAAACTTCTAGGATAAGTGTATCCATTCTTTTTTGAATTAACACTAGCCCTAATAAACATAAAACAAGAAAACAATACATATGATAAAATAAACATAAACTCTTTCATATAATTAAATTTAAAGGTGTGAGACACTTCCTACAGTGATACAGAACCCACACCTTAGTTGTGGTCGTTACTCCACTAATATTTTAAGTGGTATAAAATTATACCATGTTTAAATTATGCTATTGGCATAAAATCATTAATGATCCTTCTTGGTTTTCTCATCCAGTTCCAATAAACCGCTGCATCCATCATATTGGGAGAATAACCAAGTCTTTTTTTAATATCTTCCTTACTCTCTACCTTAACCTTTGTTCCAGATATAAGCAATTTAGGTGTTGTTAGCTCTTTGGTAATCTTTTCTAACACGTTATGGTCATGTATCATTATTACAAACTCACGATTCCTACACTCCTCTCTAAATGCGAAATACATTTGAGCCCTAAGAGAAACAAATTCATACAAATACTTTTTTACTATCTTACCTTCTGCATCCTCATATTCTTCATAGCTTAATGAATCCTTCCATTGCCCACCAGATAAAGCTTGGACCATATAGTTCTTTTCATGAAATGTATTTAGAGTTCCTACCCCAACGCCGACGCTGTCAACTCCCACATTTGCAGCTCTTATATTAGATTCTTTTAATGTGGGAATATCCCAATCATCAACACCTATAGAAGCTAAAACCATACCGTCATACATTATATTATAAGCTAGGTTGTTAGCATTATTACAGGGGAACTCATCAATTCTATTCAATCTATTCTTAGCCCCATATGCAACAGCAGCCATATCACCACCTTCAGAATTAGCTACATCAACACCAGCAGCGTTATTATTAGAATTATCCTCTGGTATCTCTCCTTCTGTCTTATAAGACTCTTTAAAGAAACAAATTGATTCTATCCACTCACGTTTAATTAATGCATCTGCACTACTTTTTGGGCTTAATCCCCTAATACGTGAATTATACATTTTAGAACCCTTTCCGTAAATTCTTGTACGTCTTTCTATAGATTTTCTAGTTACAGCACCAGGGTATAATTCTTTTCCTATTACGACATTTGGATAATCGTAGGCACTCATTCTTATATGCTGTACGTCCTGCTGCTCACAAAATGAATGTAATGCATCCATTTGATGATCTGGATTACCAACAGCAAATATCACATTATTCTCACCTGTACATGTATTTTGGAAAGCAGTCATTACAGCTCTACTAACACCTGGTGTCTCCTCTATGATAATCAACATGTTTTGTCTGTGAAAACCTTGAGCCTTGGTAGCTGACTCTTCTTCACTACCAGTACCAGCTACAAAACCTACAGCCATCCATGATTCAGACATATCTTTTTTTCCATCTTCAGGAGAAGAAACATCCACTTTTAATTTTAACTTTAGTAATTCAGAATTAGGTCTTAATTCCTCAAACTTATTGTAAACTCTAGTTATCTCACTCCACAAGTTAAGAGTTAACTGATCTCTTTTAGGTGCTGTGGTTACAACTAGTGAATCTTCATAACAATCAAGAAACCAAAGAACAATTCTGCTAAGTGCATATGTTTTTGATGTTCCAGTAGCCGCTTCTAGACCTACCCAATCACCTCTAGCTATATAATGCCAAGCCTTACTAAGAGGATTGACATTACCATCCCACTTATGGTCTTTATAGAATTCAGCATGTTCAGTCCATTTAAAACTAGCACGATCTTCACCTAATCTATCTTCTAACCACTTTAAAGGGTTTCTTTTCCAGAACTCCTTTCTCTTATTTAATAATATTGATCTAGTTAACTCTAACTTCATTTATTAATAAACCAAACTAACACACCTAAAGACAAAGCCAAGAATTTGGAAAAAATATACATCTTCCTACTAAAAAGTTTATCTGTTTTTGCAATCTCACCTATGTAAAACCATTTTAAACCACGAAGTTTTGATAAAACCCCATCGAATAGAAACCAAAATGAACAAGCCATTACTACTCCATATTTCCAATTGAATGCAAAAACTAAAGCTATTACTAAACCTCTAGCTAAAGCCCTTGGTGAATGGTCTTCTATGTATTCTTGTTCATTTAGATGTTGAGAATCAATCCAAGCCCATGCTATAGGCCAAGCAATTGATATTAAAATAACGTAAGCATCTAATAAATTCATAATCTTGATTTAAGGTTGGAAAATTAAACTTCGATTACTTAATACTTCAGAAAGCTCATTAGACTTACTATAAAACCATTTTGCAGAACGTAATCTATCATTTTCATGTAAATCACGACAAGATTGAACAAGGTCGTTTTTATCTACACTTCCAAAATCAACAGACTTACCAAAAAAAGTAAGTTCTTTTAAATCTGCACCATCTTTAACTACATGTACATAACCACCACCTTCTACTTCTTTACCGTCTAAAGTTAGATTATGATGTCTATCAACCCTACCTATTCTTAAATGACCTTGCTGTATAATAAATTTTACTGTGTTCATAATAAACTATTTATAATTATCAAAGTAATCTTTCCCAACGTTAAGAAAAGAATATAACTTGTTAAAGATTAATTTTAATTTTAATCATTTGGTTCATCTTCATCATACTGTTTTAACATCTCTTCCAACTCCTCAACAGACTTACCTTCTAATTCCTTTGGTATAGTAGTTCCTACTGGCTTAACCTCTATGTTCTTAGCATAACCACGATCTTTCATCTTAGTACTTGCATAGTAAATGATCATTCTCTCCTTATCGTTCTGGATAGCCTTATAAATTTTACTCTCAACAAAGTCTTTTGCTATTTCAAGACATTCATCACACTCTTCTTTAAATTTAGAATCTGTGTTATAATAATTGTAGAATGTTTTTCTACTTATTTTAGCAAGTCTACAAGCTGCTGCAACCACACCAAAAGTCTTTTCCATTGCTTTCAACAACTTCTTCTTATTCTGCTGAGTTTTTTTATCTCTGATATTCCTTCCTAGAGGGGTGTCACCTTTGGTATAACGCTCTTCTTGCTGTACCTGTAAATTCTTTAGGTTCTTTAGTGCTGTTTTCCTCCTTTCTGAAAGATGTTTTTTTCTATTTTTACTTATCATGAGATTAAGTCTTTTTAGGATCATTATATGTAAATGCAAATACACTAGTACCGTCTGGAACACCGTCTTGGTCCTGACATTCACATATACAAACATCT